ATGAAAAGGATTGTGTGCTGGTTCTCATGCGGCGTGGCGTCTGCCGTCGCGACGAAGTTGGCAATCGCTGAGAACGCCCGTGGCGCTAACCTTCCGCTTATCGTCGCTCAGTGCGTTATCGACGAAGAGCATCCGGACAACGCGCGGTTTGCTGACGACTGCGAGCGCTGGTTCGGCGTTCCGATCGTGAAATTGAAGAGCGATAAATTCGGATCGTCAATCTTCGCGGTAATCGAGCGCGAGCGGTACATCGTCGGGCCGGCCGGTGCGCCTTGCACTCGCGCTCTTAAGAAGCGCGTTCGCGAGGCGTTCCAACAGCCGGGCGACATCCAGGTGTTCGGCTATACCGCAGAGGAACAGGATCGCGTTGACCGATTCATCGATGCGAACAACGACGCCAACATATGGCCGGTGCTTGTCGAGAAAGGTTTGGAGCACTCCGATTGCCTGGCGCTTGTTGAGCGTGCCGGGATCGAAATCCCGACCATGTACAAGCTCGGCTATACGCACAACAACTGCATCGGATGCGTGAAAGGCGGCGCTGGCTACTGGAATAAGATTCGCGTCGATTTCCCGGATGCGTTCGCCAGGATGGCGAGAGTCGAGCGGATGATCGGCGCGACGATCTGCAAACACAACGGCGAGCGCGTGTTTCTCGATGAGATGCCGTCCGACATCGGAACCTACGCGACCGAGCCGTCTATCCAGTGCGGCATCTTCTGCGAACTTGCCGAACGCGACATCGCATCAGTGTGAAATCACGCACCTACGAGGATTGAAGACATGACCAACGGAAATAGCACGGAGCGGGAACGCTTCGAAGATTGGTTCAAGAAGCCACACGGATTACCCCTCACCTCAACCACTGCACGCGTCATGTGGGAAGCATGGCAAGCCCGAGCCGCGCTGTCGGTCTGCGCCGATGGCGGCAAGGGTGAGGCGGTGGCGTACCAGGGCAAGGACAGAGAGGGCAATTGGCACGAGTTCACCAAGGCAATGTTCGATATGGCTGGCGGCGACTCGAATCCGTCTGTCCGCAAGCTATACGACGCCCCGCAAGCCGAGTGCGCACCGCGTGAGGCGCAGAACGTAATGAACATTCCGCTTGACGCTGCCGCTGCGATGGCTGATTACACCCCGCAAGCCGAGTGCGCACCGCCGACGCGATCACTGGAAGTGATTCAAGCGGTTGCCGATCTCAACTCAAAGCTTCCGCCTCTTGCAGAGCGCGCACCGCGTGAGGCGCAGCCGGACGGATATGCGTTCAGGTGCGGCGGGAGATTATGGGTTGTAACCGACCCCGAAGTTGCCATGAGGTGGCAATCGCAAGGTTTCGAAATTACTCCGGTTGCCTCCCCTACGCCTGAGCGTGCGCAGGAGTCGGCGGGTGTGCGGCTGACGCCCGAGCAATCAGGCGCGATTCAGATTGCCGTTTCCATTCTCTCGCCAGAATACCAACTGACCGCTAATCGACTTCGAAGTATTGTCGCCACCGACAAGGAGCCGCAACCGTGACCAGAATTTGCCGGCATACCATGCAGCAATGCCAGACGCCAGCTATGTGCGATCCGTTTCAGGGATGCCGTGACCCACAGATCGACGAGATTTCTTCTCTGCGCAAGAAACTCGCCGAAGCCCTGCTAGACGCCGAGCGCGCCCGAGAAGAACGGAACCGCGAGCATGTCCGCCTCAATGCTGAGTGGATGGCGAAGTGCGAGGAGTTGCGCAAGGCACAAGCGTTCGCTGGAATCGTGCTCGGAACGTATCGGGCTGAGTTAGGCGATCTCGACGGCTTCTGGCTTCAGGAGCAGGCGCAGGCCCACGCCATGATCGAGGAACGTGAGGCTGTCGAGCGATGCGGTGAGAACTGCGTGTGCGCTGAAGTCGTCACCTCGTTTCCGACGAGTTGCTTCTTCATAACCGACGCCGGGAAAGCCGCCATCGAGGCCGCTGCAATGGCGAAGAAGGAGGGCTCTTGACCGATGCGCACTCAGGATGCGTCTCTTTCCACAATGGCAGAACCGGTGCCGCCACCAAAACTAAACAGCCTCATTGTCTCGAATGGAAGTTGATCGTGAATAATCTTGAGGAAGGAGCCAATGTCGCTGCGGGCTCGGTCCACATGCTCTTTTGTGGAGAACTCGTCCCACGGAGCGGCGAGCCAGACGTTCCCAAGATAGTCATGGCGCCCGGGAACATGAGCAGTAACGTCCTCTCTCTTCACGGAGATGATTTTCCCGTGCGCAAGGTGGTTGCGAACCCGGAAGAGCATCGCGAAGGTTTGCCACGGTCTGCAACCTCGGGCGACCGGTACTTTTACCGCGGCGGAGATCAGCGCAAGTTTGCCGAGAGGCGATTTACGCTCGATTGCGTCTTCGCCGTCGCTCCAAGCTGTGCCAAAAAGATCGGGGCCGACCGCGTTGCAATATGCCTCGATCGTAAACGCATACAGGACCAGCGCGCTCATGAATACATAGTGCGAACCGCTTGGATCGGATTCCGCCTTGTCATGAAGAATCTTCGCACCATGCCAAAGCTCGGCGTACGTGGATACCTCTCTCTCGACGACAATGCGCACCCGCGGGGACGGTACCTTCTTCATAAATGCCAGACGATTTTGTGGGACTAGAGAAATCCTAGCATGACGCAACACATAACCGAATTCCTTCGCATGACGCGCGATTATCTGGAGATGCCGACATGGCGCGATTAATACCAGTCGCTGAATGGGCCGTAGAGGTGTTCGGCGAACACAAGCCGCACCGACACACGATCCGAAACTGGATCAAGAACGGGCTGATCCGGCCGTTCCCGAAGAAGATCGGCCGCGCATATTTCTGCGCGCCGAATGCTGAGTACGTCGATGCGAAGGCGGACCGCCGGGAGAGAATCGCAAGTGGCAGCTAGAAAAAGAGTCGCGTCGCGGCGCCACTGGCCGCAGAATCTGCGACAAAACACACAGGGGTATTACTGGTATCAGCACCCGGTCACCGGCAAGACCTATGGCCTCGGGAAAGATTTCGAGATCGCATGCGACGAAGCGCGCACGGCGAACTTCGACATCGAACGGCGCAAGGGGCACGTATCGCTGCTCCAGCGCATCAACGGCGGAGAGATGACGCTCACCGCCTGGTGCGACAAGTATGCAGAGGAACGGGCCGGCGGCAATCGCTATACGGTCGCCGCTATGCGATCGCAGATCAAGGCAATCAAGGAAGCCGCCTTCGCCGTCCAGGCACTTCCGGATGTCACTCCGCTCGAGATCGCAGATTTCGTGAAGCTGTGCATGGCCGAGCGCGGCGACTCAATGGCCGGGACGATTCGCGAGCGCCTCCACGACTTGTTCCGGGAGGCCACCGCCCATGGGCTGATTCCCGTCGGGAAGAACCCGGTCGAGGCGATCCTAAAACCGACGAGGGTCGTGACTCGAGCACGGCTCACGTTGGACGATTACAAACTGATTCTTGAGAAGGCCCGGGAAGACCGGGATAGGCGCTGGGCTGCCAACGCGATCGAGCTCGCGCTGGTGTGCGGGCAACGCCGGGAAGACGTCGTTTCAATGCGCTTCGACCAGGTCAAGGACGGGTTCCTCTGGATCGAGCAGACAAAAGGAAAGGAAGGGAACAAGGCCAAGCTGCGGATCCCGCTCGGGCTACGCCTCGAGGCGCTCGGCGTTTCGCTCGAGGACGTCCTTCGGCGCTGCCGAGACAACGTCGCTACGAAGAACGTCATCCACTTCGCTAAGAACACTGGCCGAGCGAAGCCGGGCAGCACACCGAAGGCGGGGACCATGAGCGATGTCTTCGCCCAGATCCGCGACGAAGCAAAGATCGAGGTGCCGGCCGGCAAGACGCCGCCCTCTTTCCACGAGATCCGATCGCTTGCCGCGCGCCTCTATACGGAAGAGCGAGGAGCGGAGTTCGCACAGGCACTTCTCGGCCACAAGTCGTCTTCGATGACCGCGCTTTACCGGGACGTCCGCGGTCGAGAATGGACGGAGATCAAGCTGGCTGCCCAGTAAGATTCGGTACGAATTCCAGATTTTTGACAGACTGGTCTATATATCATAAGGGTCTCCGGGGCAACCGATATTCCGGCTGGGAATAGCGGAGAAAATCTCGCTTAGCCTTGCCAGAAAAGGGTTTGAGCCGGATTTAGACGTTCTTTTTCAACGCGCGAAATGTATATTACCGTCGATATAAATCAATGACTTGTACATCGATTTTGTATACGTCGCAGCGCTCTCTATACTGTGAATCTATACAGTATTTGGGCTCTCCGGAATAACTGGTAGAAACATGGTTCCTCGTCATAGCTGAAAATCCGGATTAACTGGTAGAAAGGCGTCCGCCGGAGCGGACATTAGGTCAGTGGAAATACGCGCCGTGCTTCATTCCCTCGCCAAGCGGCTTGTGGCAGCACGTACAAACAGCAACACCCGTTTGTTCCTGTATCTCCAGCGCTTGTGCCGCTCGCTCATAAATTTCGGCACGTACCATATGCGTAGATACATCGCCATAACGCTTGTTGATTTCGGCGAGCCTAAGCTCATCGTCAGCGAGCTTGCGCCAAGCGGCTATAGCCGCTACGAGGCTCATACCGCACCCCACAGTACGACCATGCCGCCAACCTTCACGGCGCTGAGAACCGTATCGACGGCACAAACATCGCCACCAAGCAGCCCGAAGACGAAGTCGCCGTCATGGCGACCAAGGAAGCGCGCTTCCGTAGCGCGCTCAATGAGGTTGAGCTTCTTGAGAATCAGCAGGGCGTTAAGCATTGTTCTTCTCCTTCTCGGTTGCGTTTTCGATGTAGTTATTGTGATTCACAAACTACCGAAACGCAAGAAGTTTTTGTGATTCTTTTTCTGTTGTACAATCCGGGGCATGGAAACGAAACCTAAGCACCCGGGTGGTCGCCCGAAGCTCCCTGACGACCAGAAACTTGTCCAACGCTCGATAAGGCTTTCGGCCGAGCAGTGGGCCAAGATTGACCTGTATGGTCTTGAATGGCTGCGCCAGCTCATACAGCGCGCCAAGCCTCCCAAAGAACCATCGCCGCCTATTGACGAATGACCGACATCCTGAGATTGCCGGGCTGGACGACTACCAGCATCGACGAGACCGACGAGGGCATGACTATTCACGCGGTGTACACCGGCAAGCCTGATACTTGCCAGGTGTGCGGGGTCGTGGATGCAGCGCTGTACAAGCATGGCCAGCGGGAGACGACCTTCCTCGACACCCCCTTTGGCAAGCCAACCCGAATCCTGGCCAAGGTGCAGCGGTACAGATGCCGGGAGTGCGGCGGTCTCTTCCCGCAGCCGCTTGAGGGGATGGATGCCGAGCGACGGATGACGCAGCGTTGTATGACTTGGATTGGCAAGCAGTGCCTGGTCGATACCTTCCAGCGCGTCTCCGAACACCTTGGCTGCGACGAGAAGACCGTTCGCAACGTAGCCGCGAGCTATGTTGACGTCCGCGACGATGACTACAAGCCTTATCTGCCGGAATGGATTGGGTTGGATGAGACGCATCTGAACAAGATTATGCGGGCCGTCATCACTGACGTTGACGCGCGCAAACCCATTGACATGCTTCCAGACCGGGACAAGCCAACGCTGCGAAAGTGGTTCGGGCAGTTCAAGGACCGTAGCCACGTCAGGGGATTGACCATTGACATGTGGCCGCCGTACCGCGACGTTGCCGCAGAGCTGTTCGAGAATTTGCCGGTCGTGGTCGACAAGTTCCACGTCGTGAAAAAGGCTAATGAAAGCGTCGAACGCACCAGAATCCGACTCGGCAAGTCTCAGGACAAGAACGTGCGGCGTGGCTGGATGCGCAGCAAAGCCCTCATCCGAATGCGGTACCGAGACCTGACAGTGAAGCAGCGCTTCAATCTCGATATGTGGCTGGACAACGAACCCGAGATGGCGCAAGCCTACCGCCTGAAGGAGCGCCTGTTCGACATCTACGACAAGCCCAAATCGGCGGCCATCAAGGACTACGACAGCTTTGCCAGCGCCGTCCCTGCCAGTCTGAAGGCTGACTTCCTGGAGCTCACCCGATGCATGAAGAACTGGCGTAAGGAGATTCTCAACTACTTCGACTTCCCCATCACCAACGCGTACACCGAGGGCTTGAACGGGGTGGCGAAGGTGATGAATCGCATGGGCCGAGGCTACTCGTTTGAGGTTATACGGGCGCGAGTCCTGTTCAACGACAGGAAGCCGTCCGCGCGTCAAGTGAGAGCTGGCCGCGTCAATGCCATCCTGTACCGCTGCGGCTGTTGCCATGGGTTGTTCAAAGGCAGGGAGATGGCAGCCAGTGTCAAGGTCTTGACAGCGCTTCGCGACTTCGTTGACGACGTGACGGACATAGAAAGCGCCCTCTGCTTTTGCAGGGAGTGCGAAGACCGTTTCAACCAAGCACAGGTTAGTCATGAGTTTGACCTTTCAACCGACTAATCCGGATACCCAGTATTTGGGCGACCGTCATGGGACTGTTCGAGACGAACGATGACTCCCACGCCTGCCGCAAATGCGAGCACCGGGGCGGAGATATTTGCGGGGATTGCACGCGCGGTGCGAGCGAGACGCTAGGCCTCAGGTGATCGCACGCGCCGAGTTTGGCTGTGCGTTTTGGGTACGGGCAACAGGGGCGGAGGACGAGGAGTCGTCGAAGTGCCGCGACGTCCGGAAGCGTTGACCGCGCGACTGGTTCAATCCGTTTGACGTGGCATCAAAGGAGCGTTGATTTTTCCGCTGTACTACAATGGGCCGATCGAACCCATATTAATATTACCATTGGTTTACACATATGAACGAACGAAAAGTCCGCAGCCGGCCGACGGTCGTTGTAATCATTCCCTATTACAACGGCTCGAAGTTCATTGAGCGATCGGTGCGTAGCGTCTTCGAACAGTCGACCGCCGCTGACGAAGTAATTGTCGTGAATGATGGTTCGCACGCCGATGAGCAGGCTTTCCTATACGATCTGGCGAAGCGCTATCCCTTCAGGATCATCGACAAGGAAAACGGTGGTCAGGGATCGGCAAGAAATGCTGGCGTCCAAGCTTCGACGTCCGAGTTCATCTGCTTTCTGGATCAGGACGATTTCTATCTTGAGAACCACATCGAGGTATTGACGGGCGGTATCCCCAGCGGCGATCGCCGATTTGGATTTGTCTATGCCGACTTGTACGAGGCCGACGGCGATGGGAATGTGCTCCAGACCGACATGGTGAAAGCACACTCAGTTCATCCGAAGCGCGCAATTACCGATCTGCTGCGCAATGATATGTTCGTGTTGCCCTCAGCATCACTCATCAACCGAAAGGCCTTCGAAGCGATCGGCGGCTTTGACCCGCAATTCATGGGATATGAAGACGACGATATGTTCATGCGTATCTTTCGCAAGGGATACTCGAACTATTTCATTGATAAACCGGTAACCGTATGGTGCATCCACATTGAGAGTACGTCATACGGCATTCGCATGATTCGCAGCCGATTCAAATACTTCAAGAAGCTCGCAGCTCTGTTCCCTGACGAAGTAGAGAAGGCGCGTTATTACTTTCGCGATTGTTTGGTGCCACGGTTTGGCCGCGCGTTCGTCGTTGATGCCATCAAGGCAGTCAAGAAAAACAGCGAGCACCGCGCAGAAGTTGGCTCGATACTGATGGAGTATGCAGCGATGGTGCGTGCGAACCCTGCTGTTGGCCGACGCTACAAACTGAAGCTGACGCTTGCCGCCTTTGTGCTCGCTGGTTGTCCAGTACCCATCGCGCGCGTTGTTGGAAAAACGGCGCGCTTGCCGTTCGTGCGACGGCTAGTGGCTTAATACGCTTTGCGTAATGGCTCGTTAACCACGATTCAGCGCGCGCCCAGAGTTGTTCGTTAAATTACCTGATTCTCAAGCATGTAAGCTGACCGTCTGCAGAATAAGTACTTGTCCCGAAGATGGCCTGAGCGACAAGATAGACTGTCGTAGTGGTCGTCACGTTTTCTTCGACTATCGGCGTTGGTATAGATGCGGCCGACGTTGCGCCGCCCGATGTGACAAAAACTATCCGCCCGTTGTTGAACTCTCCCCCCAATGTCGCACTGGTCGTACTGATGCTGTCGATCAGCGATGTCACGGTCGACGTGCCTGGATTCAGGAAGACGGTCGTGCCGTAACAGTTCCAATCGCCGGCAGTGAGCGAGACGCTGGTGATATTGGCGTTTGTTGAGCTTGTTAGCGAAACTGCAGTGGCGGAATTTGATTTTCGTTCGCCGACGCTTCCCGCGTTCGCGGTATCGCCCAGCGTCGTTCCGGCGATGCCTGCCGTTGTGCTGGGCGTGATTGTGCCTGTCGCGCCAATGGTTGTCGCATGCACGGCCGCGGCCGTCGTGCAGCCGTAGCACGGCGGAGCCGCGAAGATCGTATTGGTGAACGCCGTCGTCGCAAGCTGTGTCGTATTCGTGCCTGCTGTTGCAGTCGGCGCGGCGGGCGTGCCGGTGAACGTCGGCGATGCTAACGGGGCAACGCCCGTATAGCACGTCCACCCTGTGCTGAGCGTGTATTGCAGCGCGCTCGTTGATGTCGAGCAGCTCGGCATGGCGAATGCCGTCGGCGATGCGCTTGATCCCGTTGCGTTGGCGAGCACCGTATTGGCCGCGATCGGCGCGAGCAACTGAATCGGCGTGAATGTCGTCGCGCCCGCGATCGACGCAAACAGGAACGCGAAGCAAGCGAGGAACCTTTTCATACCTTCACCTCGACGTCCTTCGCGCTCGAAAGGCGATCGAACAAATCGAGCACGCCCCGGTCAGCCTTGATGAACTTCATCTGCGAGAAGCGCGAGACCAAGTATTGGTGATCAGCATCTTCTAGCAAAAGCGTCTCCTGTGCCGCTTCTACCTTGTCGAGTACCTTGATCGATCGCCGTACCTGTTCGATCGTGATCCCCTCAGGCGCCTGTTCGCAGACAATCTTCAAAAATTCTTTGTCGCCCTGCTTCAGTTCGATGGATTTCATTGTGTTGATACCTCAGAATTTTAAGCCGCTAACAGGCCGTGTGACTTCAGATCGGTAATAATTTGTGCAATTTGCTCGCCGCACTGTAAAAGTGTGGCAGTAGCCCCGGGGAAGTTCGTTACTTGCGTCGCGCCAGTCGGTGTCCCATATCCCGTCTTGGGCGCTCCGACCACCTGCGTGTTGCCAACCTTATACAACGTTGCGTTCGCAAATCCGGAAATCGACAGATCTCCGGATTGGTCAATAGATAGAATCTGACTGCCGGCGTTGTTGCTTGAGATGGTGAAAGCACTACCTATGTTGGCGAGAACGACATTATTGCCTCCTCCTGCAGCCGTCAGCCAGATACGCCCGGTCCCATCAACACGAAACACTTCAGCCGTGGAATAAAAGGCTTGGATGAAGTCCGCCCATGCTGATGTGCCAGGGGTCTGAGATTGCAGCAGAATAGCGGTCGTAAGAGCACCGGTGAAAGCGCTCAAAACTAGTCCGTATTGGTTATTCGTCCGAGTATCGATTACGCCGCACTGCACGTCAATCTGGTGTGTTACAACTCCACCGGAAAATGATGAGGTTATGCCTTCAAACAAGGCATTGAATCCGATGCCATAGTTTCCAATATCGAAGAGCAACCCTGTGGTGTCTGAATTCGATCCATCATTTCTAACAACGATATAGCCGCCGTCTAATTCCCCAGCTAAAGCCGAACCGGTATTGAAGTTCTGCTTCAATAAACTAACGCTCACCCCGAAATCAGCATTTGTTGGTCCGATATTGCCCGTGCCGATCGGCTTGTTCTCGACATGCAAAACGCTGTGACCATGCCCAGCGTGCGCCGTGTTGTCCTGGTATCGGAATACCTTCTGCCCAACATAGGATGCGCCCAGCGCTTCGCCGAACAGCGTGACCGGAACATTCGGGCCATCATAATCGAGCAGCACGCCACCATAGTTCGATGGCGGAGCGATGGCGCTATGGCAGCCCATCTTTAACAGACCGCCGCCGCCCGCCTGCACAGCAGCTACGGCTGATGCGAGCGCGGATGACGTCACCGTCGTGCTGGTGTCGGTGACACTCACGACATCATGGATGCGGTTGTATAACTTTGCGCCAGGTGCGATCGACGCATCGGCCACGGTCCCGGCAGCCGGCGCGCCGATTGAGTTGGCGTAGGCACCCTTGACAACTACCTGAGAAATGCCACTAGGAACAACCGGGTTGAATGTGAGCGTATGACTGCTCAGCGTGCAATCGAGTTGCGGACCGCCATCGCAGAAGACATCGATGTTGTTGATCGAGCCATAGGCGCCAGCGAGCGTGATGCTGGGCGAGAAGCCGGGCGCGAATTGCGTTGAGCTCGCCGCACCCAATGACTCACTGGAAACGGTCTGTGAAGCGCTGACCGTGTACGTGCCAGCGCCGCCCGTGCCGGTACCCAAAGCCGTAATCGTGGTGCCAGAAGTCACCCCCGCGCCCAACACCGTCTGGCCGACTGCGATCGTTCCGCTCGCGACTGTGGACACAGTGAGCGTCGTGCCCGAGATCGAGCCAGTGAAGAGAGGACCGGCAGCGAACATTTCAACGGCCCGATTGATCGAGAGCGCCGTCCGAAGTTGCGCGATCGTCCCTCTGACCGTCGCGCCGGATTGCGTCATGAAGACGAGATCGGCATCAGTAAAGCCCGTCGCCGGCGTGAATCCCGGAAGTCGAATCCCTGCCCCTGTGGTCATATCGTTTGTTCTCTAAGAAAAGCAAAAAGCCGCCTTTTGGCGGCTTCGATTTGGCTGTGGACTGCCAGCAGTCTTGTATCTCGCAGTTACTTCCAGTGCGACCACCCGAATGCGCGAACGCCAACCCACATGAGCCAGCGTCGCCATGCCGGCACGCCAGTGACAGCCGATGCCTCGCGTAGCACGGCATCGGCAACTCGACGCGGCACCGGCTTGTCGGTGTAGAGCATGTCGTGCACGACGGCCGCCTCGGCGCTCGAGTCGCCGGTCAGAAGGAACACGACCGGTAACCGCGGTACCGACGCGAGGTCCGTGGGGAACCCGGCCGGAACGGTGAACGTCCGGCCGGCGACATCGGACTGATAGACAAGCGGTGCTGTCAGTTGCCACTCGCCGTCGTCCTTGTTGTCGGCGGCCTGCATCGCCAGGCGCGTCAGGAACCGACTCACGACACGACGGCTCCGCTGGCCGCTACAGGCGCTGCGGCCGGCGTGCCGTACTGCGCGACTGCGGCGGAGAGCGCGGTCTGGAACGCGATCAACCCGATCTGGATGCCGGTCTTCGTAGCCGGATCGATCGGGAGCAGCGCCACGCCCTGAATTGCGGCAGGAATGCTCGAGTTGATCAGACTGGTGATGCTCGCCGTGTCGATCGTCGCGCTGCCGGCGCACACAGCGGCGTTGTCTTTCACGATTTCCGCGAAGAGCGCCTGCTTTGCCGGATCAGCGGCCGTCAGCGCCTGCAACGAGAGCAGGGTCGGCTGGACGACAGCGCAGGCCTTCACGACCTGGTCCTTCACTTGCGCCGCAATCTGGGCAGGTTGCTGAACCGGCGTCGAGCCACAGGCAGCAAGAGCGAGCGCGACGAAGCCTGCCGCAAGCAGCATGGAGAAGCGTTTCATGGTGATTTCCTTCGAGTGGTTGCCGCGGCGCGGCGGGAGAATTACTGTTGGGCGGGTTGAGGCTGCGTTTGCGGTTGTGCCTGCGACGGGTTCTTTGCAGCACCGGGCAGGTTGTTGAGCACGTGCCAGCCGGTGATGCTGCTGATGAGCCCCATGATTGCGATCTTCAGGTTCTGGTCGTCGATCTTCAGGATGTCCATCGCGAGCCAGAGGGCCATAAGGCCGGCGATGCTCAGTTGCTTCGAGTAAGGGCCTAGATTCATGATTGCTCCGCTTCGTCGGGGGAAAACGTGAAGTCCGCGCGCTGGTTGCGCTGCATGACCCAGATCGGATACGGCAACAGGTGGATTCCGTGGTCCTTGCCGCGGTGATGCTTCGCGCAGAGGACCATCATGTTGTATTCGGAGTCGATGAAATTGACCGGCCCATTGAACGTCGACCAGTCGAAGCCGGGATGAAGCGCCCGCATCTTGTCGAAGTCGATACCCTCGGCGTCCGCCCACTCGGCGTGGAAGTGATGCACTTCCCGCCCCTGCTTGCTGCCGCAGACCCAGCAAGGCGTGTCGAGCGCCGCGATCAGGTGGTGCTTTGTTTTGCGAAACAGCGCCGACTCGGTGCGTGGAGCGTGGTCCGGATAGAAGATGTCGATCGTGATCGACTCGTGCTGCTCGTGTTCGTGGGCAACGTTTGTCATGTCCGTAAACGAAAAAGCCGCCCGAAGGCGGCTGGCTGTGAGGAGACTGAACGACTACAGAATGGTGATCTTCGACCCTATGACGCTATTTACGCCCGCATAGACCTGCTGTACCTGCGCAAGCGTCAGCGCTACGTTGTAGACGGCCGCATAGGCGATGGTGACCGGCTGGGAATAACCGCCGGCTCCCGGTGCTACTTTGATGGTGCGCCCCGTCTGTACCACTCGATTACTCATGGCGTCGGTACCCGGGCTGGTCTGAACACCGGCTTGCGAAACGAAGCCGACGTCTGATGTCTGGGTAAACGCTGCGCCCATAAATACGAACCCGCTTCCCGTGAACGTCGATGGATTGAACAGCGCAGCACTCGCGTTCTGATTGGGGGCCTTGTTGACGACTGCCTCATGCACATACTGCGTTCCATCATATGCAGCGATACCGAGGCCGGTCTTGTCGCTCAGGTTGTAATCACCGATAAACAATTCCGGGTTGCCGCTCACGTTGCGCTGAGCGATGACAATGAGCGTCATGTTCGCGGATTCAGCGATACCGGTATCGAACGAATCGCTAGAGCCGAATACGGCCGAGTTAGCCGAGTAGACGGGTGCGCCCGAGACAGTCGCAGCGGCACCACCGCTCTGATTTTGGGCTGACTGCGCACTTGAGACGCCGAAATAGTACTCACCAACTAGGCCCGCAAGAACCTGATTGCCATAGCGCGCGACGTAGTTTGTGAAATTCGCGTCGCTCAATTTAACTGAGGATGTCATCTAAAGTGTCCAGTTGAAAATGACCGACCAGTTGTGCATTGGAAGGTTCAAGCCACCCCCATCGAATACCAGGTTGTCGCCCTGCGAATCGCGGAGGTTCCCTCGCGAACCGGTAGTCCTACCCGCAGAGCTCGTGCCGTTGTTTCCGTAGTACAGGCGCATACCCGGCACGATCGTATTCGTGGCCACGATCTTCACCGTGTCGGGACCGACCAGTGACACCGACGTGATGACGTTCTCAGTGATGCCCGACGAGTCGAAGATGTTGAAGCCCATATGCGCGACAGCAGCCACCCATGTCGTATCGAACACGAGTGGCTTTACCGGCACGTTGAACTTCACCAGTGCGATCTTCCCGAACAGTGTTGATGAAACCGGCCACAAGGGTTTGAACGCAAGCTGGTCGATCACGATGCGCTTGTAAGCGATCCCCATGTATGCGCCCATCCACTTGTAGGACTGGTTCGTCATGTGCGGGCCACCCGCAACGTAATCGAACTGATACGTCGGGCAAGCGAGATAGTCGTTCGGAAGCGTCAGAGCTGCTTGAACCATCGTCCACGCGATTTGAGGCGTATCGCCAGTTCCCTTAAACGTCGAGCACTGGTAGTGAATCAACGGCACAGCCGCCTGACCAGTGACGGCTGCGATGTCGGTGTTCATGTCGGTGTGCAACTGCGCCAGCGACGCGAGATACGCCGATTGCGAGGTAGTGGTGTCGTTCTCGCCTTGAACCCAAAACACCGCTCCGACTTGGTACGACTTTCCAGCAGTGGCGGACACCGATGCGCCGTACTGTAGGTCAGCGCTCCAGTGCTGATACAGATCAGGAGAGGCACCCTTGCTAAGTTGCGCGATGGACCTCCCTGACGTGCCCGCACAGCTACCGAGCAACTGATAGTTCTGGTGCGAGTAGCTGATGCCGGACTCGGACAAAATCAACTCTTTTACCTGCTCGCACAGTCCGGATACGAAGGTTTCACCTAAATCCGCACTGTTTGACTCAACTGCCGGTACGAGTGACGCGTGCGTGGTTGCGGGCGGGTTCGGATAACCAGGGCCGTCCGTGCCGTCGTCTCCGGGACGCATCCCGGCGTTGAACATCAGGTTGTCAAAGCGCTGCGTCGTCGAGAGCGCGGGTGTCCCGAAATAACCGAGAGACAGAGATTGCCCATACGACATGACGTGGACGACCTCGGCCTGAAAATTACCGGCATAGCTCGGCTGCGATTTGGGGATGGCAGCGGCGACCGGCACACCGTTGATCGTTTCGATAGTCAGGTTGTCAAGCGCGGCCGCCTCGAACGACAGCGTCCCGTTGCTCTCGATGCCGCCGGCAACATAACCCCATTTGTCGATCCACGCGACTTCGTACCCTGGAACAGAAAACTGCTCACTATTGACCGCCGCACCGGTCGACAATGCTTGAGCCGATAGATTCGGAACCGTGAATGTGCCTACTAGCGAAAGATTTCCGCCGAGCGACACATCACCGGTCACCTGTAGCTTGGCAACTACCGTCGTTCCGTCCGCGATGATGCCAAGCGCGGCTTTGTTCGCGTTGTCGAGAATTGCATAGACGTAGCTTGGCGGCGCTATAGCGGGAAACGTCGACTGTAACTCCTGTACATCGGCGGCTTTCGGAAATGGCGCGCCGAACGCGGTCGCGACCGAGATCGAGGTCTTCGTGTAGGCCTGAAAACTACCATCAACGAGAGGCGCCGAAAACGAAGATCCGACAGCAAGCGAGCCATCCGCGAGGGCTGCTGCTGTTGTCGGATAAGCTTTCGATGCGGCTGCCGCTGCTGCCGCGCTGCCCGAGGCCGACGCTGCCGCAGATGTCGCGATAACTGCTTGACCGGTCGCGGTGGTGGCTGCTCCAGTGGCCGTGCTCACCTGACCCGCGACTGTAGCAGCGCTTGCCGCCGCAGCAGACTGACTCGCGGCGGCCGCGCTGGCGGCCGAAACTGCGCTCGTCGCCGCGGCGCCCACACTGGTTTCTGCGGCCGTTGCGCTGGCTGCGCTCGTCGCCGCATTACCGGCGCTGGTTGCTGCGGCTGCGGCGCTCGCTGCAGAATTGATGGCCGCTGCCGTGATCTGCTGATTGACAGCGGCGCTGAGAGTGCCGAGCTGCACGATCTGAGCCGCGCCATTCACAGTGATCCGAAGGGTGCTCATTGCGTCACCTGCGGGTCGAGATATACGGGCCCTTCAAACAGGTACCCAACATTGCCGCTTGCATCCGTATATTGGAGATCCTGAAAACCAATCTGATACACGCCCACCGCTCCTACGTTTGAATTTGGGAGCGGCAACCCGGCCGGGGCCATCTGAACTGTGTCCGCGTGCGAAAAAATGAGATCTATCGTACCGGCTGTGCCGCCGAGCACAATCCGACTTCCAGTCATCGATGAGCTCAGGAGCGTCAAGATAGGCGCAGGCGTTGACGGGGCGCGTCGAATCGACAGCTTCATCGAATAGCCAGTCAAATTAACCGGGTTCCCGTTGTCGTCTAGCCAGGTCATTGAGATCGATAGGTCAGATCCCTGCTTGATCGTGAATGAGAACGGCGCGACGCCGGAACTCGTTGCAATGGCCATGAAGAAGTCCAAGAAGCTATTTGATGATCGCAGGCGATCAAATGCCGAGCGCCTTCTTCGCTGCGCCGTAGAGCGCGAGCCGCTGAGCAGCGCCGTTTGTGCCGCCGTTGATGATTCGCGTGATCCGGTCGAACTGCCCGACGTCGGCATATCCGTTCAGGTATCGGTTGAACCAGTACCAAGCGGCGGACATCGCGGCATTTGCCGGTTGCTCGAGCAGCTCGGGATGATTCAGCAGATCGAGATCGAGTGCGACGCCCGCGAGGGTATAGTTGCGGCGCCCCGTGATCTGAATGAGCCCGCGCCCCATGAACAGCTTTCCGTCGCCCTGCACTGTGTTTCCAAGATCAGCGCGGCCTTCGTAGTGCGACTGCGCTGGCGTAGGCCCCCAGATCTCGCGTGTGCATGAAAGACCCATGGACTCGTGACCGATCTGCGCAAGAAACGCAGCCACGCGGAGCGGCGTGTTGATCTCGTACCGGTCGCATGCAGACTGAATTGCCGGGACCCACTGCGCCGCGCGCAACTGTGTCGCACCGGTGCCGGCGGCGACGATGCCAGATGTCAGGTTCATAACTCAGGCCACTTCCCATTGCGAATCGCCATGAAGGCTCCGATCGGCGCAAGGATGTAGCCAGCCCACTTCGCTATCTTCCCTAGCACACCGAGAAAGCGAATTCCGCCCTGCAGGACGTCGAACATCTCGACAATCCCCTCCGTCGAGGTGGCGACCTTCTGCGTGAGTTCCGTATTCGCCTGGATGGCGCGGCCCTGATTGCTCAATACGGCATTGAGCGCCTCGATTTGCTTGACAACGCTCGCTCGGAACTCGTCTTCGGGCATATCCATGATTTGGGAGGATTCCAATTTGGCCCCGGAAAAGATAAAGCCGCCCGGGGGCGGCCATTGGTCGTTATTTGACGCTTGACTGATCGATGAAGGCGCTCAGTTCGACTTATGCAAATTCCTCAATGATGACAATGCCGTCCATTCCCGGGCCGGATGCAAACGGGCCATTGCCGGCACTAGCTGCCGCGCCTGATCCGCCCGAACCTGGGCCGCCGTTATTGCCTACGCCCGCCGTAATCCGTCCGGCGCCCCCACCGGAAAGATACGACTGACCGCCAGTGCCAGACACGAGGTTCGAAAGCGCTAGCGCGATACCCGCCGTGCCTTGACCGCCAAGGCCGCTCGACACGTTCGCGCCGACAATCGTAGTGCCGCCCGTACCGCCTCCGGAAACGAGAGGAGCAGTGCCCGCCGCGCCGACCGATCCGCCTGTGCCTCCTGCCGCCGAGATGACAGACCCGATGCTCGACGTGCCGCCGTTGTTACCGTTCGCACTGGCCGCTGCGCCGCCGACGCCGATCGTGACCGTCTGACCTGACAACGCCGAAACAGAGAAATAACCCTGCGCCATAGCGCCAGCGCCGCCGCCCGCGCCGACCGCGACCTGGGCTGATGTTGTAACCGCCGCACCGCCTCCCGATGCCCCGGCACCGACTACCGTAGCGCGGCAGTTCTTCGTGCCGGCGGTAGGCGTGTAGGCGCGGGTTGCGCTGAACGTCTGGATATTGAGCAGACGCCCTGGAGTGATCGCCGGGATCGCGGCAAGCACTTGGTTGTTCGTCCCCTTTGTTGGGGTCAAGCCGGCCGCCGTGACGATGTTGACCAACTCCATCATCAGAGCATTGAAGAAGTCTCCGTCGAGCACCGTCGCGGGCGTGGCAGTGGCGGGATTGCCGTTGGTAAAGAATCCCGACGTGCCGGCCGCCGCGGGCGTAGGTTGAATCGCTACGCTTCCGCTCGAATCGATTTGATACATGCATGCTCCTTGAGCGTTTTCAGATGATGATTGGCAGGCCGGTATCTGTCATGAGGAAATGCCCAAAGTCGTCGACTACGTAGTTGTCGAAGATCTCAGCCTGGTACTGAAAGAGAAGAATCGAGTGAGCTGGCCTGAGCGAGTTCATCTCGCACTCGAGCACCGTGTTCCCCCAACTGGCCAGCGGATCACCCGCTGTGGCCTGTCCGGCTTGCGCATATGTGACCGTACTCAGCGGAGCGACGACGGCCCATGCAAACGCCCAGTCCTGACCGTTGCATGCATCGCCGCAACGAGCCTCACCGGCGCGCGCCGGGCCATAGTTTTGAACCGTTACCTCATAGCCTAGGTTCGCGGCGAATTGGACAAAGTACGCGGCCGATTGACCGCCGCTATTAGCGAATCGAGCAACGACTTGTGCGCGACGCGTCTGCACCATCGGCGACTCACCAGCACACGGATCTGGCAGACCGAGCGTCTCCTCCCACTCAGGGAGGAGCTCATACGTTGTCGCAGGGAAAGCATCGACGAGCAGATAATTCGCACGCGTCGTATTCCGCTCATACGATGGTGCCAGCCCTGATAGCGCCTGCGTCTGCACGGCGTCCTGATCGCGCGGCCAGACAACGCCTCGCGGAAGCAGCGACTGGATCGCGCTGAGAAAATTTGAAGCAAGAAGAATCGGGGCAGCCATTCAGCCCTCCCCCTAAACGAATGTGACGGTGCCGACCGTGGGAAGATAGCCAGTCGCGCTTGTGATGTTCCCCGTAGGCGTCGTAATCACGAAGCCAGCCGTCCCAGACACTGCAGCGATCGCCGAGTTGACATCCGAAATATCTACGGTTCCGCCCGGAGAACCGGTTCGCAGAAACACGTCAGAAATGGCAGTCTGTACCGATGCCCGCGTCGCGCTCGACGCGGTGCTCAGCCCAGAAATCGTGAAGTTGACTGGATTGGCAAGCGGTGCGCAGGCGTAGACCTGCGCCGTCACGGGTTGCAGAGGATAGATGGCGTTCGCGACAATCAACTGATCTCCCGTCGCCTTCACTGCGGTTCGCGTCTCCCCCGTTGCGACGCCGTTCGTGCCCTGAGGAAATCCTGCATGTGCCGATTCGGCATCATCCATCATGAAGTAGACGACTACCGTGCCCGCGCCGAACCCGCTGGGCGAGCACCATGCCCGCGACACCCCTGGAATAGCCGTTGCCCACGTGACATAGTCCGCCTGATCGCCGCCTTGAGGACTCGCCTGATAGGCAGCAATCACCCGCGCCTGGAATGCATCCGTCGTCTCGACATCTGCCCCACCGGTGAACGCTGTCGCAGCGACGCCGCTTGACTGGATGCCCGGAATCGCCGTACCGAGTGACAGCACCGTTCCAACGTCGCAATTGCCGGAGGCACCTGCCGCGCTGTCCGTCAGAGAAACAGTGACCGTACCGCCGCCCCCGACCGTAGCGCTAGCCTGGACCGTGTACGTGCGTCCATCGCCGCGCACGACCGACGTTCCAGATGGTATCGATGTTCCGGAAGTCCCATTGAAGGTTGCAGTGCCAGATGCCACAGTTGCGGCCTTCTGGTATACGTTCTTCAGAGCCCCCCAGCCGACAAGGTATTCGTCAGTCGCAGTCCACGGAACGGCCTGCTTTGCGATCCAGTCCAGATAGCCATAGTGCAGGTAGGCGAGACCGGCCTGCACCACAGTTATGACTCGCAGCATGCTATAACGCAGCAGCGCGCTCACGCCGCTGAGATTTGCCTGAACATCGGCCGCAACCTGCGCCTTCAAATCAGTGAGTGTCGGTCGCGCGAATGGCATTTAATTAATTCCGTTCCAAACCCATGTATAGGCGGTCGAGACCTGCGTCCCGTCCTGCTGATATGCAACGACCATGGCGCCCAGCATGCTGGCGCGCGTCCATTCAACGGTGATGTCGAATTTGGCCACGACACCGTCATCGATGAGCCACTGGAGCGCCTCGGCTATGTAGTCGTATGCTCGTTGCAGCGTCTCGGTCGTCTGTTTCGCGCGGCGCAAAAGCCAGAGTCGAGAGCCGATTTGCGTCGTGCCGTCCGCGTCGCCCCACCAGCCGCGCGGATCGCCTGATCCGTCCGGAATCGCGTCGTCGGCGGCCGCCATGCGGTCGGTGAAAAGACTGACGAGAATGGCCGTCTCAAGGTCGTTTCCAGTCGCGAGCACGGGACCCTGCGTCGCCCAGTCGCCCCGGTTATTCGCCGAGTCCCAAAAAATCGTGATGTCTGTCGGGTTCATTCGGTCGTATTCGGAGGGCTGGTCGTCGTGCCCGGGCCGCCAAGTTGGACGTTCGGCACCGGATGTTCGTGACCGTTATAGATCGAGCGCATCTGCGCCATCGTGTGGGCGTTCGTCGCCGTGTTGTCCTGGATGTCACCTGTCGACGTCACAGTCGGCGCGACGAACTGCACCCCGCCTGGCGCGACTACCTTGAAGACGCCAGAGCAGTTGACCGTGACGTTCGACGCGTCGTTGACCGTGACCGGCTGCCCCGTCGCCTCAATGACGATGCCGCCGGATGCCGTCAGATAGACGCTTTTCCCGTCCTGCGAATAGATCATCGTCTCGCCGGCCTTCAGGCCTTTCGGCCGCGATCCCTGATGACCAGTCGCAATGACCACAGCATTGTTCCGGCCGCCGCCGAGATTCACCATGACGACGTCGGCGCCGTTTGGCGCGACGCTCGTAATGCCGAATTCCGCGACGCGCGGGAGATTGTCGATCGTCTCGAGGTCGTTGACCTGCACCTGGACGAATTGAACATTCCCGCTGTCGTTCGTCGTCGTGACGCGCGCGCGCCCAATGGCCGTGCTGACGAGCCGCGCGAGTCGACTCACCAAGCCATGCGTTGGATCGTTCATTGAGGGATCGTGCTTCCGTCGACAAACATCGGCTGCAGCGCGGTCGGTTCCGGCAGATACGCCTCCGGGCGCATCGCCGTGATCGTCGCTGTCGTGCCGGTCTGAATGTTTCGCTGAAAGGTCACCTCCCCGATCAGCCATGTCACCGGGCCGGTTCCTGATTCGTCCGCGAGCTTCAATTGCGGCAAAAGGATCGGCACCAGCGTGTTCGGCGTCCACAGCGCGCCCGCAGAGTCGCGCCACGTGTCGGTCGTCAGCGTCACGACCGCCGCGCGGCCGATGCGCCGATTCATCTCCCATATCGCGCGCTGCTTCGCGAGGTCTTGGAAGCCCTGCACCGCCTCGGCGATGATCACGCGCTCGCGCACACGCTTCACGCCGGAATCTTCGACCACAGCGATCACGTTCCCTGCGACGCCGATGTCCGAATACATCTGCACGGACTGCGTGTACGCGGTGTACTTCGAAAACCGCTGGTCGGCTGAATACTGCACCGTCGCGGCCTGAACGTTGATTCCCTGCTGGAATCCGCTTGCCGCTTGCACCGTGCCGGCCTGCGCCAGTTTCAGACTGCCATCCGGCATGTCGTAGACCAGCAGAGAGCTGTACCGGCTCACACGCTCGATGATCTCGTAGCAGGACTCGCCGAGGAACAGATTGAACTGCGGAATTGCGCGCAGGTTCTGCACATCGCATGACACCGTAATGCCGTAGTGCTCGGCGAGCTTCGACGCGACATCGAACGCCGAAGTGCCGCTGATCTGACCGTTCGGCCACATCGCCGCGCAATCGACCAGGTCTTGGCACTTGCCGCGCCCGGAGACGCGGATCGTGTGGCTGTGCGCGTCCATCGACGGCACGTAGCGATCGACGTACCCCGTCATGACGATGTCTGTGCCGATCATTAGTTGGCACTCGTCGCCCGGCTGGACAATGACGCGGTCAAGCTGTCCCGGATAGAGCTCCGTCAGCCCAATATCAAAATCACTGGGCAAGCGCTCGATTCCGCGCGTCACGCGGACGTCGGTCCATCCCGAGATCGTCTGGTTTCCGATGCTCAGGTAAAGATCGTCGTCCACAGATTACGTCGCCAGTGCTTGAAACGAAGTTGGTAGAAATGCCGGGTGTACCGCATCAGCCTGCTGCACAAGACCATCCGAGCGCGTCGCGTCGCGATAGATTCGGTTCGCAAGAACCAAGGCCGGCAGCGCTGCGTTGAAGCTGAACGTCGTCGTTGACGCGATTCCAGCGCTGCGCGCTTGCAGGTCCGCGATCACCTTCTGCCGAAGCGCGCGCATCGCGGAATAGCTCGCATCGTCTCCAGCATCTCCAGCAATCTCGATCTCCGCGTCGATGATGTCTGTAACGCTCGTCGACACCGACTGAGAATCCTGCTGCGATGCAGGCTGATACGTCGCCACCGCCTGAGCCAGTTGAGCGATGACTGCACGCCGGAACAGAGCGCCGCATTCTGTCTGCATCGTGGCCATCGCAGAGCCGATCGCCGATGTCGAGATGACGGGCGTCGGTGCATACGCTGCCATGCTGCTGAGCATGCGGATAGCGTCGGCCGGATCGGAAGCTGACGCCGCAACCGCCTGAACGAACGCCGTCGTCGCATCACCAAAGCCATCGGTGTCAGAGACGGACGCAGCAGCGGTCTGCAGCGCAGCTCCGGCCGACGTTACCACCGCGCGCAGCGCCGCATCGTTCTGAATCAGCGTAGCCACCGTCGTCCCGGCCGGCGCCTTCTGGTTCGTCCCGAGATAGCCGTTGTTTCCGCCGCCAAAGAGTCGCCCAAAGTTGCCGGACAACGTCGACACGGCGCCGAGGAATCTGTTGACGTCATGCACGGCCGTTACGCCAAGCTGATACAGGCCGACGGCCGCAGAAACTGCCGATTGAACGACCGCCGCGCCCTTCTGGATCGCATCGGCCGTATTGCGCACGAAGTCCAGAAGCGAAGATGCCGTAAGCCCGTCCGCCGCATTCGCAACTGCTGCCTGCGTCGAATCCACGGCGTTCGGGAAGATCCGAAGACCTCCCTGAATGAACGTGAACATCACCTCGATGACACGCCCGAGGTCCTTCCGCTCGTGAAACTCGACGCTCAGACAATTGACATTCTGGATAGGGCCAAATGTCGGATGAACGAGCGTCTGCGGCCCAGCCGATTCGCATACGTGGAACATCCGATCGCGCTGTCCGAGCACCGACCCGCCGCCATAAAGCAGGCTGTCTTCGATCAGAAAACCGATCAGATTGAACTGCCGAGGCAGCTTCCCCATATCCTCGACCCACACCTCGTCGCGGTACGGGTATTCGTGAACCGCGTTGCGCCGGCCACCGCCGGTGCGCGCCGCTTCAACCGCGAACGGCACGCCGCCATACGACGCCGACCTGACGAAGTTCTGCCAGTTTCCGGACAGAAGATTGTCGACCGTGTTTGCGACGGCGCTCGCACCGCGCGCGAGGCTCGCTGACCCCGATGCCAAGCCACCGATGCTTCCCGCCAACTGCACGACGTCGGTGGTGCTCATACTGACGGTCCCATCAAAAGTGAATGGCCGATCTGCCCAGTTGCGAGCAGATCGCCGTTTGAATGAACACTTGCGCGCGTGCCGTGCGGCGCGCCAGGCATGTGAATCGTGACCTCAAGCTTCCCGTTCTGAGGCGCGGCAGCCGGCGCTGCCGACGAATCGATTTGCGCCGCCATCCCCGCGCGTCGTACCGCTTCACCATCGGCATCGGCCGGACGCTCGTACAGACGAGACATGATCGCGCCGGCCTGCCCCGCCGAGGTCGCGAGGTTGAGCGCGTTCCCGGCTCGCTGCTCTCCCCCGCGCCGAAGCTCGTAATCCACGAACTGAAGTTGCTGGTCGAGCGACGACTTCTGGATGTCGATGCCGAAAAGTTTCTTGAAAGCAGCCTGACGATCCGCGTGCCATTGCGCGATACCGAATGCATGGCCGTTGTCGCCTACTGCATTCGGGTCGAACATGCTTTCCGACCACAGATTCGCCGCGATGCCGGACGCCTGCGCTCGCGACCAGCCCATTTTCATGAACGAAGCGACCGCAGCGGCCGTCTTCGGGTCTGCCGCCGCCCCAGCGTGACGCCGCTGCCCGATCGGGTCGCCGTCCCAAGTATCGCCTGGCTGAGTCAGCCTGCGATTTCCCTCGCCTTCGTTCAGGCCCTTGCTGTAACCGAGCCCGAGGACGCCGGCCACCAGCGGGTTCGCCACCAGCGGAACCAGAATCGACGAGAGCGACGCCACCTTCGCGATCAGCGACGCGATTCCCGCGATCGGTCCGGCGAATGTCACCGCGGCGAGTCCAAGTGCTATGCCCTTGACGCCACCGAGACTGTCGCCAAGGTTCGCGATCGATTTCGCCGCCTTGTCCCAGTCGACGTGATCGATCCAGTTCGCGATCTTCGGGCCGTATTCGTCGGCAAGTTTCGCGAACTCGTCGACGACCTTGCCAACCGCAGGCGCGAGCGCGGCGCCAATCGAATTCTTCAACTTGTCGACGGACGCGTCGAGCGCGACCATGGATTCGTTGAACTTCTCGCCCTGCGCGATCTGCGCCGGCGACATCGTCGCGTGCAGCTTGTCGAATTTGCTCACGAACTCGTCAAGCGTGCCGCGGCGAATCATCGCCTGCAGACCGCCGAGCCCGAAGATGTCGAGGAAGGTTTTCTGCGCCTGCGAATTCTTGATCTTCGACGCGGCGGCCGCGACGTCCTTCATCCCGCGCACGACGTCGATCGTGCCGTCCTTCAGGCGATGAATACCAATTCCCTTGTCGGACAGCACGCCAGCAGCGAAGTTGTTCCGGCCGGCGGACGCATCTTCGAAAGCGGCGCCCAGCGACTGCATGCTGCCGGTCATGGCGTCAGCGGACAATCCCGCGACGCGCGCGGCGCCGCGGTAGCGCTGCAGGTCGGTCGTCGACACGCCGATGACGCTCGCCGTGTTCGCGATCTCGACAGCGGCCTTGCCCCAACCTGCCGCAAGCGCGGCAATCCCCGCCACGCTCCCGATGCCGACCAGAGCAGCCATCGGCGGAGCGATCGACGCGACCTTGCGCGCGACGTCGCCGGCCGCATTTCCGACTTTTTCGAGACCCTTCCCGACCCTGTCGAGACCTGTTTCCTTGCCGAACGCCGCAACCGACGACTTCACGTCGTTGATCGGTTTCGTCATCTTCGCGATCGAGTCGTTGACTCGCTTCGCGACGGCGGTGGCCTTGTCGGTCGCACTGATGACGATGTTAAAAGTGCTGGACGCCGCCATCAGTTGATCCCCGCCTTTTTCATTCGCTCCGCTTCCTTGTAGTAGAAGAAGAAGCGACTGAGCCGGAGGCGCCAAGCATCCTCAGGCCCCCAGTGATAGAACTTCGTGACCTCGGCGACTATGCTTCGCCAGTCGTCTGGCCATCCAGCGTAAAACCCGTCAGGTACGCGACCGCCTCCTCGTAGTCACGCTTGCCGAGGGAGCGGGCCACCTGGAGCGGCACGGCCGCGACGAACGAGATCAGGGCTGCATTCGACGCATAGCCCGTTTCGCCTGCCTGCGACGCGCGGTCGAGCTCGTCGACCGTCGGTTCGCGGAGTTCGAGCACGCTAGTCGTGACCGTGTCGCCTTTCAGTGTGACCGGCTTGCGCAGCGTGATGACTTTGTTTTCGGGGTGGCTCATACTCAGCTCGAGGTGGATTCGGTTACCTGCGGGCCCTCGAATTTGACGTCAAACTTCGCGTCTTCGGAGTCCACTTCCTGCGATTCGACCGTCCACATGTTCCGGCCGATGATGATCTTTCCGTTCGCGAGTTGCGCCACGACCGTGACGTTGGTCATATCGTTGACGTCCGCGACCGTGAGGCCGCCGGTATCGCGCAGCGACATCGAAATCGACGGCGCCATGAACTTCTCTTTGAAACCGTGCACGCCGTCCATGCCCGTGAGCGATTCACGGGTCTTGCTGGACGGGTTATATTTGAACCCGCCCTCGACGAGATACGTCGTGCCGTCCACCGTCACCGAAGCGGTGCCGGCGAGCAAATTGCTAGCCATGTCTGGCCCTCCAGAAATGAGAAAAGGCGCCCTGAGGCGCCTTCAGTGGTGCAGTTTTGGCTTAGGAGAGCCGGAACTGGCCGAGCAGCGCGAAGATGCGGAGCTGGTCGATGAGTGTCCCCGGCCAGAGCACGTCGATACGGTTCGGGTTCGTGGGGTTTTGCTCGACGATCAGGGCCTGCGCGAATGCCTGGCTGTTCTGCACGTACCCGTCGAACTCTTGCTCCTGGAACCGAGCGATGATGTCCGCCTTGATCACGCTCGGCGTCACGATGTTCGACCCCGGCGCGAACCGCGTTCCATCAGCCGCGAGCTTCACGCGCGCATACTTGCTCGTCACGAGCGACGCGTAATCGCGCAGCAGATAGGTCAGCGTGAACAGCGTCTCTACCTCGAGATAGCTGTCGTCCGGCTGCCCGAAGCCGTTCAATTGGTAGGTCGTGATCAGGTTCTCGATCGCGACCGTGCCGTCTTGCGCCACCGTGAACGTCGAAATCCCGTCATACAGCAGCGTATTTCGCTGGCTCAGGTTGAACCGAGACTGCAGCGGCGGAGCCATGACGCCTTGGATCTGCACCGTTTGCAGCGGCAATGCCGGATCCGCGCGCAGGCTCACCGCCGCGGCGCCCGCGACCGATGCGGCCCACACCCAACTGGGCGTCGGCGAGTCGTTGAAACCCATGACGGTTTCGTGCTGGTTGTTCCGCGTGACGCCGAACGTCGTCTGAGTTCCGAACGTGCCGCGGTACGCCATGAACACGTGGCCATAGACCTGCTGCTGCCAACTCCAGCGGCCCGTGGAGTCGTTGAGGAACGACTGCATCGCGGTCAGCGACGCAGTATCGGTGTACGGGCTCACGATGAAGTCGAAGGGCATGTCCAACAGATTTCCCAGCGCGGTCGTCAACGTCGGATTCGTCGCGCCGTTCGCCATTGCGGTGATCGTGAAGGCCACGCCCGCCGGCGTGACCTCGCCGTTCGCCGCGCCGTAGTAATTGACGCGGATGTCGATGTCGTTTCCGGCCAGACCCTTGTTGTCTGCCGTCAGCGTGACGGTGCCCGTCGCTGCCGCCGCCGTCGCCGGAATGCTGGCGATCGCGTTGATCGCCGCTGCCACCGCCGTGGCGAGCTGCGCCGTCGTCATGCCAGACGTCACAACCACGGGAACCGACTGCCCTGCGATGTAGAGCGCGAGCGTACCGCCGGCGGTTGCCGCGCCGGTGAAAGCGATTGTGCCCGTCGCCGCTACCGCACCGCCGGCGTCCGACAACGGGAGATACCAGACCTCGCCGAACGTATCGTTCGCGCGGTACGCGGCGGTCATCAGTGCGAGCATCGAGTTCGCGCCACCTTGCGTGATCGCGTCGCTCGCGCCCTGCGAGATGATCGGCACGTTCGGCGTCGCGATGCCGGTCGACGTGATTTGGCCGATGATCAGCGCGCGCTGGTTCTGCTGCGAGGTGTTCGCGCGCGAGTTGTCGAGTTCCGCATAGAACAGCGGCACTCGAAGATTCTGCGGGATCTGCTTGAATGGGATCGTCATTGTTTATTGCTCCCGGCGACCGTGTTCGGCGCGGCGCTTGCTGAGTCTTCGGCACTGCCCAGCACGACGTCTTTGTCGTTCAAGCAGCGAGTCCAGAAAATGTCACCGTCCGGCACGTCGATGCCGTCGGCGGGAAGCAATTGCTTCGTCACCGGGTCCCGTACTGACAGGCCCGGTGCAGGTTTGACGCGCATGCGGCGCTCCTACGATGAAAAGGTGAGAGAGAAGCCAGGCTCTGTCGTGCCGGATGGCTCGACGACAGTGAAATCGACGCCTTGAAGCGGAATCAGCGGGATCGGGAAGAAATCGTCGGGGCCTTGGAAGAACTCAACGTCGATCGACAAAAGCAGTTCGGCCATCGGCATTTCGCCTTCCGAGCTCGTCGTCAGATCCGAATCCACCGACGAGAACTGCTGGATGCGCTGGCCGCCGTCCGGGTCCGACCAGATCGCAGGGTTATTGATCAACGCGGTTTCGATCTGCGCCTTCATCCGTTCAGCGGCCAGGAGCGCGGCCGCTGAACCGGCATCGCCAATCAGCGCCGGCGATTTCGTGCGGGCAATCACTTCGATCGTCGCCGTGACGTTGAACTGAGGCACGTTGCGCCCGAGCGATTCCTTCCGCTCCCGTCGCGCGTGCACGAGGATCAATGGGTACGCGTCGGGAGCCGTCGGCCAGTCGTAGGGGGAATAGACCGCCTGCCCAGCATCCGTCGCGCCCTTCAGCGCCGCCACGAACAACGCCCGAAGATCTGCTGAAGTCGTCACGGAGAGCTCACCTTGCTGAGGATCAATTTCGCACCGCCGTGGCTGTCTGGGCGAACTTCGCGCACGACATACGTGGTGTCGACGCTCGCCACGGAAAGCTGATCGTTCTGGACGGGCTTGGCGGTGAACTGGTTCAACTGGACGCCGAGTACCGCATGAATCTCAGTGACGCCCGACGACGCATCCTCAAATATCACCTCTTTGAGATATGCATTGTCGAAAATGCCCGAGATCGCAAACGAGCCGCCGGCGAGTGGTCTATATGTCACTGGCTCGCCGAACACACCCATCAGAGGCCCTAGGACCTCGGCAGACCAGTCGATCAATTACGCCACCTTGATGGTTGGGCCGTCCGACGGGGAGAACACAGGCCCGTCGCCGCGGGGCAATTCGACCTCGCCTGGCGAGGTCAAAAACCCCGCTTTGCGCAACTGAGCGATCTCTCCCGCCGCAAGCGTGACTTCTTCGCCCGGGCCGTAGCTTTTCCCGTCGACCGAGACGGTGCGGCCGCGCGCGACGGTCGCGCGCGCGCCCTTCTCAGGGCCGGCCATTAGCTCACCACCGGATCACAGACCGTCGCCGCGAAGCTCGCATTGACGCGGCTCGGGATGATGATCGGCGACGATTGCATGAGAATGAATCGTTGCGCCGGGTCATCCGACACCCAGGTCTTCGGCGCGTACGGCAGCGCCTGATAGTTGAACGCCGGGTCGAGAACCGAGCCGAACGCGCGCGTACCCATCAGATCTGGCCCCGACAGAATCACCATGCCATCCGGCAGCATCGGCTGCTCGACATTGTTGTCGTCGACGTACCAGTCGTTGTAGACCCACAGGTCATATTGACCCCAACGGCCCTTGTACTGAGCGCCGCGCTGGATCTGTGCGCCGACATTGATCGTGTTGCCTTGACCGCCGCTACCCGGGAACCAGATTGCAGCCTTGACGACCGGATCGGAAAGGAACGCGATCCACGCACTGGTCGTGAAGATGATGTCGGTGGCAACGCCGCCCGACTTCTTCAGCATGTTGTGTCCCCACGTCTCGATATTCGCCGACGGGGTCGCATTGCCGGCGACCACGTTGGCCGGCGTCCACTTGGCGGTACCGGTGAGTGCCGTGGTGAGCGTGGAATCCCGACCGAAATCGACGACGACAGTCGGAAAGCCGTCACCCGAAATCGTCACCGAGCCCGCTTGCAAAGCCTGCGCGGCCATCCACTCGAGACGACGATCGATCATGTCGATCTGGTCTTCCATCTCGAACGTCAGGTTCGCCATTTCGCGCTCGCCGGCGTTCATGTCGCCACCGATACGCTCGCCGATCATGCGGCGAACCGGCTTACGCAGGTCAGGCGCGCGCTTGTCCTTGATGTAGGCAGGCTTGAACGTGTTCGTCTGGTAGCGGCGCTGCTCGACCATCTTGCCTTCGACCAGCGGCGAGACGAACGGCGACATACGGCGCTTGCCGACGTCGACGTCGATCGACACGAATTCCGTATCCGACGTGATGATGTTCGGGAAGAACTTGTCGAGCAGGAACTTCTGCGACTTCTTCAGATTGGGAACCATCTGAATCAGTACGTTCGTGTCGTAAATCAAATTACCGGGCATGTTGTTTGGCTCCGTGCGGATGCTTTTGAGATCCCCAAAACAAAAACCCCGCCGAAGCGGGGTCGCTGTTCAATACGGGGTGGGGTTTAGCTCGGATCCGCAGCGGAAACCGAGGTCTTGACGAAAATGCCGTTCGGGCGGAGCGCAGCCTTTGCAGCCGCCAGGGTGATGCCGGTTCCGAGCGTCAGCGCGTTACCGTTGACTTCTGCCATCAGGTAGACGCCTGAGATCACGTCGGCGGCGCTCCCGTCGGCGTAATCCGCAAGGATCGCGGCCGGCGTCTGGCTGCCGTCCGACGATGCCGACAAGGCAAGCGTGTACTTCCCGCTCGCCGTGATCTTGCCGAGCACGGAACCGCGAACGAACGGGCCGCCGGTGATCGTTACCGAGTCGGTGACGAATTGAAGGTTGCCGGCGAGCAACTGATCCGGCACGAAGGCCTGAGCGGTGATCGACGGTTGCTGGGGATTTTCCCCGATGGTGCTGACGGAAAGCGTCATGGTTTTTGCTCCTTATCGGGGAGGGTTAGGCTTCGCCGCGTGCGCGAGCAGCGGCAGCGATTGCACGTGCAGCGATGGCGCGTGGATCGGATGCATCCGGCGCGTCAGCCTGCGGGACTGCGACCGGCGTCTTCAAGCCAGCCATACGATTTGCCAGGCCCGATCGCGCTTGCGGCTTGTCGAGCTCGGCAGCACCTAGAGCGGCGATGGCCTGCTTGGCCGTCAGGCGGCTGTCGAAGGCGAACGAGCACGCCTGGTTGACCTTTCCGGACTTGATGCCTGCGGCGACGATGGCGGCACAACGGACGCGCTCGCGTTGACGCGCGCCCTTGGCGCGGCCGGCACGCTTGCCTTCTTCCTTGTCGTCCTTCTTGTCGTCTTCTTCGCCGTCTTCCATGTCGGCGTCGTCGTCGCCGTCGTCGGCCTTCGCGGATTCCTTCTCTTTGTCCTCTTCGGCCTTGCGCGCTTCTTCGTCCTTCTTGTCCTGCTCTTCCATGCGCTTCGCATAGTCCTCATCGGACTCGTCGTCACGCTGCTTGCGTTCGTCGTCGTCTTCCGCCTTCGCGGCGGCTGGGCCCGACATGCCCAGGTAATGAGCGAACGGCATCGCGCTCGCGAGCTTCGAGAGCTTCATGTGTAACGTCCTTTAGGGGATGGGTTTAGGCTTTGGTGATTTCGGCCATCAAAGCCCGAAACGCGGCATCAGGCGCCGCCACTTCGTCCGCAAGTCCGAGAGCAACGCCTTGCGTGCCCATGAACGTCGCGGCCTGCGTATCGCGAACCGTGGCGGCCGCAATATTCCGATTTCGGGAGACTGTCTCGACGAACAGTTCACCCATGCTGTCTATGTCTGCCTGGAAGCGCGCGAGCGCCTCTTTCGAAAGCGCGATTTCCGAATGACCGTCGGCTTTGCGATCGCCGTAGGTGATGAATGTCACCTTGACGCCAGCGCTCGTGAGCGCCTGCGACATGTCGACGTGCGCGCAGATCACGCCGATGCTGCCGACGCCTCCGGTACGCGGCACGATGATACGGTCGGCGGCGCTGGCGATCGCGTATGCCGCTGAGTAGGCGGACTCGTTCAGGATCGACCAGATCGGCTTTTGCCCGCGCATGCCGTAGATCGTGTCGACCAGGTCGAAACAGCCCGCCACCTCGCCGCCCGGCGAATCGATGTCGAGCGCGATAGCCTTCACGTCCGGGTCGGACAGCGCCATGAACAAGTTTTGCCGGATGCCGTCGTAGCCCGACATACCGGAATATGGCCGCAGACATCCGAGTTTCTGGACAAGCGTGCCCTGAACCTCGATGACCGCGACACCACCGACATTGTCATAACCGCCGCGCGGGTTCTTGCCGGACGATGAAAAATCGTCGCCCTGGTCCCACTCGTCATCATATGCCATGGGGGCGACGGCGGATCCATCGAGCCGCACCATGTGGCCGACGCCGAGTCGATCAGCAAGTGCAGCGACGACGATCTCAGCCTTTCGCGGGTGGATCGCAACCGGCGTATTAAAAAGCTTTTGCGCGAGGCGCGGAAGCAAGTTGTTCATTCTGCTTTGGGCTCCTCAGGCGGTTTGCTGGCTGTCTTCGCATCGGCGCCAGCCGCCCATGCCGGGAGAGGAATGCCAAGCTTCCTATACTTCTCGATCTCCACCGCGCGGCGGTCGAGCACTTCACGCCAATCGGAGCCGGCGAGATCAGCGCACTCGTCTTCGAGTGTCGAAAGACCCGCGTCCATGCCCATAATGGCGCCCTCTTTTTCCTTGGTCGGGTCCACATATCCCTTGCCCGGCCCCATCCACTTCGCACGCGAGTACGCGCCGCGGCATTCGATGTACTCGGGCGCACCTTTCGGGAGCGGCAAGTCGTCGACTTCGTGCGATTCCTCGATAAACGAGCCAGCGATCGGCTGCGCGAAGCCGCGCGCGAAGTTCACGCGGCGCCGGTGGAACGTCTTCCATGCCTCGAGCATCGCCGCCCGATACGAGGAATAGTTCACATCCGACCAGTTTTGGCTGATCTGCTGCGCGGACACACCGGCGCCCGCCGCGACGTTCCGAAGCATCGCCGCTTCGAACGCCTCAAAGTTTCCATTCGGGCGGGCAGCCGAAACGGTATTGATACTTTCGCCCGGGTACAGCGACGTGAGCTGCGCGCCACCGAGCCGGATACGCCGCTCCTTGTGGAAATCGGCGCGGCCTTCCTGATACGCCCCCAGCTTGTCGCCACCGAGCGATTCTTCGACGAATTCCTGATCGAAAGGGCTCGTGATGTATGCGCCGAAGATTGCGTTGATGATCGACGCGTCGAGCTCGACGCCGTCATACTTGATCAGCATCTTCAGACGCTGCAGCACAGGCGTCAGGATGCCTGCGCCTCCGCGGTGCTGGCCCGCGCGGTCCGGCGTGAAGTTGTGCACGATGACGGGACGACCCCAGTCAGTCTCGCGCTGGATCAGATCCCAGTGGACGGAATCGCCGGCGCTGAACCAGTCGCCCTGATGCGCGCGACGGATGAAGTATCCGATCGCCGCACCGTATTCGTCGATTTGCACGCCACCGCGCTGCGTCTGTTGGTCGAACCGAAGCTGCGGATTCGACAGACGATCGGGGTCGACGAGCATGATCGTGGTCGCATAGCGCGCGCGACCGACGCCAACACGCTCCGGCAGCCAAAGGACTTGCGCAAGCGAGTCCCCATCGATCAGTTCATGGCGGAACGCCACGGCCATCATCTCGGAGATGGTCATGTTCCGCTGCGCGTCGCAATAGAGGCCCGGGTCATCAGCCCATGACCGCCAATGCGCCTCGAGCGCCTGGCCGTATTCCTCAGCCCAGACGTGGTCGAATGCTTTGATCCCGCTGTACGCACGCAGTGCCTGGTAGTCAGGCTTGAACACCGGGCGGAAATTTGCACCGATAACCGTGTCGAGCGTGCGCGTGATCGCGGCCGACGCCCATCCGTCGTTCCGAACCAGATCGCGCACGCGCGCGACGATCCGGTCGCGATACATGTTCAGCTCGCCGTCGGTCGACCAGAGATACGGATTCCAGTCTGCGACGTGATCACCGCGGATGTCAGCGGCGTCATAGGGCGTGCGCGACCCGCCGGTGAGCATCTTCGCGCGGTTCGGCAGCAACGGATTTCCGTCCGCGCCGACGATCGTGACTTGATTTTCAATCATCGATAGACGAACCGAACGGGGCGGCGGCCGCGGCAAATGATGCCAAGCTGCTGCTGAAGTTGTCGAATCAGCGCCGTGAGCGCTGCAATATCTGTTTGCTGATAGGTGACGGACTTCGCACCATCACCCTGCGTGTAGCTGAAGGAAACGCCCTTCGTGCCGGTCTGCAGGGAGATCAACGCGGCCTGTGCGTTGGCAAGCGCCTGCTGCAGCGCTTCCTGCGGCATGCCCGCGAAGATCGAGGTGCTGGGGTCGAACAAATCCGCCTCCTGAAATGCGAAACCCGCCGAAGCGGGTCATGGGTTATGCGAGCTTGCTCGCGCGAGAACGTCGCTCAGGCTCCGCCACGATTACGCGCGGCCCGCGCTCGATCGGCGGTGCCAGCGTTTTCACGTCGAGGGATACTTCCGTCGGCTCAGGTGGCGATTCAGGAACTCCCGTCGGAAGAGCCAATGGTTCTCCGCTCACGCCGACCTCATCGGCCCGCTGATTCAGCTTCAGCCCGAGGTGGAACATCCCGCACAGAGCGCCGTATGCGTACACCCGGCAGTCAAGCGCCTCGTTTGCGCGGCCCGGCGGAAGGTCCCAGACACGGTATTTCTGCCCATTCGAAATCTTGACGATGAGCCGCTCCGACGTGAGCTGCGCGAAGTAGTTGATGTCCCGGTCGGTTGGGAAGTGCATGTAACCGGGTCCCGGCTGCTCGAGGTGAAGCCGCGAGCGGATCGAGTCCTTTGCCGCGTTCACGCCGAGGATCACCGGCCGGAACGATGCCTTCGTGCGGCGAGACGGCTTCTTTGTTGGCCAGACAGGATTCCGCTTCCCGCCGACGGCCGATTCGCCCTTGATCGCCCAGATGCGCCGCCCGAGCCGCGCCTTCGAGAAGTCGTAGACCTTCTGCGTATGGTGGCCGCCCGAGTCGTGGCACACGGCCATGACTTCGAACCCGCGGCCGTCCGCCCGGAACCAGATCCGCTTCAGGAACGCGTCGAGGCGCTCCCACGGCTCCGGCGTTTCGAGATCACCTTCGATCACCTCGTGCGCGATCGACCAGCTTTCCTCGTTGCGACCCCAGCCGACCACCTCACATTCGAAGCGGTAATCCTGCGTGTCGACGCCGACCGTGATCACTGCGACGCCATCCGGCACTTCCGCCGGCCAGACTTCGCAGCGCGCGACCAGCTTGTCTTCCTTCAGCGCACGGTCGCCGCGGTCCTCGTATGTTTCGCCGAGCACGAGGTTGATGAACGTCTGCCGCGCGAGCGGGTCGTCCTTCACCTTTAGCCATTCGGCAACGAGGTTGCGCCACGACGCATTAGGGAACAGGCTGTAGCCTGCCCAGATATGAAAGCCGGCATGCCCCTTGAAGGGTTTCGATGCGCGCCACTCGCCGCGCTCGACCATGTCCGGCTTATCCACGTCGTGGATGATGCAGCCGTTGTGCTTGCAGATGTAATAGACGCTGTCGGGAATCCCGTTCCCGTCGACGTCCTTGTCCCACTTGAAGCCGTGCGCAGTGTCCGGGCCGCCCCACTCGAGCACTTGGTGCTCGCCGCAGTGCGGGCACGGAACATAAAAGCGCCGCTGATCGCTATCCGCGAAACTCTTTTCGATCCGGCTGAACCCCTTAACCGTCGGGGTGCTGCCGAGAATGATCTTACGGTTCCAGAACGACTCGGTCCGCTTCACGCCGAGCGCGATCTGGTCGCCTTCCGACCCGGCGCCCTGCACCGGGTAGCCGTCGACCTCGTCGAACGCGACGATGCGCGCCGTGATCCGGCGGAAGCCGCCGGGGCTGTTCGCACCGACGAATGACATCGACGCGCCGTTACGAAAGACCCGCTTCAGGATCTTCTGCTTCGAATCCTTCGCCTTCAGATCGCCGACGATCTCCGCGAGTGCAGGCGTGTCGCGCAGCATCGGCTCGATTTCCGTGCTGCTGTAATCCTCCGCATCCTCGACGCGGGGCTGCACGACCAGTATCGGCGACGGATCTTGGTGGATGAAGTAGCCGGCAATGTGGTCGAGGATCTTCGTGTAGCCGACCCGCGCGGACTTCTGCACCGTGATCATGGTCACGGTCGGGTCCGTCACCGAGTCCATGATCCCGTTCTGGTACGGGAAGGCATGGAACCGGCCAGTCTGCGCGCTCGTCTCGCGCGACAGAACTGCGTATCTCTGCGCCCACTCGCTGAGCGAGAGCTTCGGCGGGGGCTGAATGTTACGCCGGCGCGCGTCCAGAAGTTCGCGCTGCAGGGCGTCGTACCCGTTGGCATAGCGCCGCGCGTCAGGCGGTGCGACCAACTCCATCACGGGTCAACTCCTCTAGCGCATCGACAATGATTTCCTGAAGTGCGTCTTGCACCTCGATCGCCGTTTTCAGGCGTTGAATTCTTGGGGCGTGCTCGGCGGGGATCGCGAGCAGGCGGGTCCGGACCTTCGCATACTCCTCGCCGACCGCGCGCGCGACATCGGCGACAGCGACCACGGCGCCAGATTTCTGGTCGTACTCAAGCTGGTTCAGCAGGGCGAGGTAGTTCTCCTTCACCCGGCGCGCCTCGTCCATATCCATGTCGGCGCCGGTCGCCATCAGGATCCGGCCGGCGGCATCCGCGGCGCTCTCTCCCGGGCGGATTGTTACCTCCGCAGCCGACGGGGTAACGGCAGCGCGCTTGTTACCCTTCGGCGCTGGGGTAACACTTTGGGTAACAGAGTCGCCCGCGTCGCGCCGGTACTTTTTCAGTAGCGCATTCGACGCGGCGACGTCGACCTCATCGCCCGCAAACACAAGCCAGCCGCGCTCCTTCCACTTTGTGACGGTCTTCCGACTGACGCTGTGGAGGGCTGCGAACTCGCTCTGCTTCATGGGGGATCTGTTACCTGTTACCCAAATTTCAAAACTTCATAGCTAGACGAAACTCGCGGGTCTTCGTCTCCGCACCGGTCACTTCCCCGGGAGGGACCCGACCGTTGCGCGCACGCAACATTGCACCATGCCGGTGCGAAACCGTGGCGAGCGCGCAACATCATCGCTTCGATGCGATGAACGCGAGCTCGTGTTTCAGGATCTGCGGGAACTTCGCCCTGATCTTCGCCATCACGGCCTTGTTGACCGCATCATTGGCGAGCGATTGCGGGATCGATGGACCGTACAGCTCCTTGATCGGCAACCCAGTGTTGATCATCTTGCCGTTGCGCATCACACGCTTGTGTCCCTTGCCAGTCCGCTCAAACACGCCCCGGTGCCCGTTCGGCATCGTTGCAACGAACGAATGGCGTAGCACAGTGCGTGCTGCCTTGACCTGAACGCTGACACCACCTTTCGTCTGGCGCGCGCCGTAGTTGATCAGTGCAATCGGCCTGCCGGTTGCCTTCAGCACAACAACCAGGTTGCCGCGGCTGGCACGCTGGATCGTGAACGACTTCTTGATGGCGCTCGACTTGATGTTATAGCCGGCTGCCTTGACTTCTTGTGATGCGGCCGTCCGGGCCTGCATCGCTGTCTTGTTCAGTGCTCGCACGACCGCTTTCTGCTGCTCGCCAACGTAGCGAGTGAGGCCGGCCGTGATGCCTTTGACGTCTGCGCGAACATCGATCTTCAGCATGGCGACGCCAAAAAGAAACCCGCCGGGGATTAGCCGGCGGGTTCGCAAAAAGCGCGAGGAGCGCTTCGAGGAGACACGCGAGTGTGTTCAGAGCTTCGGCAGATGCGTCCGCAGCCGATCGAACTCGTTGCCGAGGTGCGCGCGGGCTTCTGCCGAGAGAAATTTGAAGTTGCCGACGAATGATTCTATCCGGTCGACAATGCCATGTGCTTCCACTGCTGCGGGGTTCGGCGATGCCACGGCGAGCATCGGGAGTCCGGCCTCGTCCAGCACGACAGGTTCAGTGCTGCTCGGTGCGGCGTCAGACATGCTTGCTCCGGTGTATGGGAGCGCCGGGACACCGCCCAAACGCGCTCTTTGCTTCTCGTAATGGCGCCAGTGGGTTTAACGCGGCACTGGCATCGCGTCGACAGCGGCCGGGATCTCCCAACCCTTCACTTTCACGGCTGACGACTCACTATCAGGGAGACGATGAAGCCACGACCGTTCGCGGTTTGTAAGCGCTAATCACCCACAGATGGTGTTATCCAGTACGTCAGCACGGGTCTTTGACGGGAGTAAATCGTCATGCGTGAAGGTGCGCGTCAATCCTGCGCAAAGAACGCCGATGCATCGTCGAGCGCGCGAGTCCAAGCGTGCGTCATGCGCGCGCAGGCGTTCAGCCAGATGCTGATGCCTTCGAACATGTCTCCAACATCGAACATGACCGCCTCGTCTCAGTGGTGAACCGTGAAACAGCCTTGCGCCGCCTCTGCCGGCGTGAGCCCGGCGCTGTAGTAGCCGGTCAGCCGGTCGTAGACATCCGCCTTCGGCCGCCAAGGCATCTCGATGAACCCTGCGGCGAGCGCCTCATCGATGACGACGCGCGTCCATTCGGACAGCATCGCTTGCTCGCGCTCGGACATGTCGTCTAAGGCCTGCATTGCGACTCCCGAGGCGCAAACGGCGATTACCGATCAGAAGTGCTTCTCGTGCGGATCGCAGCAGCGCTCGCTGTACATCTTGCGAGCGCACCACCAGCAACGGTTGCTAGATAAGACTCGCCGGATCATGCGAAGCGGGCGAATTCGCCATGAAGATCAGCGGCCGCACTGCAATAGGCTTGATGAGCCTGCTCCGGCGTCGCGAATTGCCCCAAATTTATCTTCTTGCGAGCGACTCGAATCTGGGCTCTCCACGCGTTTTTGTCGCGATATACACCTTTAAACCCGGACCGATTGCTTTTCGCCCTCCGACGATTGCGCATGTTCTCCTCATGGGAGCATGTCCGCAAATTGCATCTGCGATTGTCAATGGTGTTCCCATTGATGTGGTCTACCAGCTCGTCCGCATCAGCGCCAAGAATCAGACGATGCATACGCTCTTGGCCGACGCCCGGAACAAGCCGAACTACATACCCGCGATTATCGATGTACCAAGGAAACCCGCTTACTTGCTCGAGGTCGTCGGAATCGATCTCCGCATATCCGTTGTTCGTGAGCAGAAGCATGGGATTCCGGGCAATAAAAAATCCCGCGCGGACGGAATCCGGACGAGATTTAGCAATATCGGTGGCACAAACGCAAAAGCCCGCTCAGTGGCGGGCTTCTCTCAGGTTCAACTCGTGACAAGCTGAGATTCCTCTTCAGACGCCTGGACCTCCCTAGGGGGATCCAGAAGCTCACGCCGAAGCGGAATCGGTAATCTGAGTAGCATTTTAGCGAAATCTTCCGGGTTTACAAGCGCTTTTTTCAATGACGCCTCAGCCTCGGCAATGATCAGGTCCCACGGTCTGCCGCGCAGGTTGATTCCGTGAGCCTTGCGCATCCGGATGATGACCTGGACGTCACTCATGTTCCAGATGTAGTGGTACTTCAGGATGAACTTGTGCACCGGGTGCTGCATGGATGACCAGGCGCGCTCCACAATCCACGCGTCGAGCTCATCCTTCGAGAGTCCGACCGGCACGCCCTCATAATTCGCCTCTGCGTCCCGGAGAGCGACGTACCAGCGCGCCCACTGCGCGCATACGCCCGATTGAAACTTCGGAAGGCGCACTACCCGCGCCCAATTGTCCAGCCGATCACCGAAAGTCTCAAAGTTCATCCTACCCCCGTGCATTTTTCGTTCATTTAGGACGCCTACATTTTACATGAAATGTCAGACCTAAACAATTGTTTCTTATGATGTTTCTGTGTTTTTACGCACGTTTGATACGGCCTCCGGCACATCCTCACCGAACACTTCCATAACGCGCAAGCGGCAGACCGCAACCTTCGGTGACTCGTCCACGCACATGCCGCGGAAGTCCGGGTTCAACTGCGCCTCGGCGAGCCATTCCAGCTTGCCGTCTTCGCGCAGGCGTGGGTATGTGACATAGCGCTGCCGCTCGGCGATCGGCGCCGCGATGTGCCAGTTGTCGGATGGCTGATATTGCAGATAGCCGATCGATTGGACATCGATGCGGCACCAGTCCATGCCGCACGCGCGCTGGATGTCGGCTTCCATTCCCTCGGCGCGGGCAACCCAGTAGTCGAGATGCGCGCCGCTCAGTTGGTTGACGTTCATCGCTTCGGCGCCTCCACGGGCTTGGTCCAGTCACGGCGCTTCACGCCCATGACAGCAAAATATGCGTCGAAATCTGCCGGCAGTGTCATGCTTCGCTCCTCACGTCCATTTCGGTCAAGCCGCTATCGAGGAACGGCGCCAAGGTCCAACGGTTTTCTTTGATCACCGCTTTCGTGCGGTACACCCCTGGCTCGACCCATGCATCGTCCAGAATGGGGATGGCGCCGCGGCGGTCTTCCGGAATCCACGCATCGACCCAAACGAACGGCTCTTCCTCGTTTTGCTTCTGCGGAAGGCGAAGGTGGTAGACCGTCGTCTGCAGCGTCTGCGACAGGACGACTTTCTGACGCGTGCGCGGGCCGCGCTTGGGCTGGTAGTAGTGAACGCTTCCCGGAATGTGAATCAGGCACTGCATGCTTCTTCCTCCTTTAATCCCATCTTTGCCGCGCGCACCGGTAGCCAGCGCGCGTATGCGACATCCCATTGCCTGAACTTCACTTCGCGCGTCGCCGGCCCCTGATCAATCCATGCGTGGCACGCCTGGCAGCCGGGCACCGTGAACTCGTGCTTTGCCTTGATGCCGAGGCCCTTGCCGTGCCGCGACTGGTTGGAGTGGCACGGCACCACTGTCTGGCGACCTATGCACACGCCCAGCACGCGCAGATAGCACGCCTCGCCTTTGCATGCCGCCAGATACTTCGAGCCTTCCTCGACGGTCGGCTTCTTGATCCGGCGTTTCATCTCCGTCCGGAGCATCGCCGTCTTCGCGTTCGCGAGGCTGCTGAAGGGCGAGCCGGCCTTCCGCTGAAAGCCTGTCCGCTTCATCGGCGCCGATCGCTTCACGCTGCCTTCTCCCGCTTCTGAATCTCCCGTTCGATGTACCAGCGAGCCTTCTTCAGATCCTCGATCGCGTCGTTCTTCAGATCCGCGCGCCATACGTACTTCACGGCGTTCCCGAGGTTGAAGCCCATGTGCTCGGTGATGTCGATGCATTCGACGCCGCTCGGGTGCTGTGTGTAATGCTTCGGATGATTGACTGCATCGGTCATGCGGCCACCCCAGCTAGTTGAGCGATCGCCGCTCCGAATGCGCCGCCGGCCTGCATGCGAGCCTTCATGCCTCGGTGTGCGCGCTTGACTCGATTCCGATCTGCGCTTGTCTGAGCCTTCGGCCGCACAGCGTCCGGACCATCCCCGAGCGCCCACACCTCGACCCAGTTCCAACCGGCACCCGGTCGACGCCATGTGGCGACGTGAACCACCTTGGTTTCTCCCTTGCAGCGCGCGACGAGGAGGTCTGTCACCTGTCGCTGGGAGACCTTGCAGCGCTCCGCGATGTCCCGCGCTGTCAGATGCACGCCGGTAGAGAGCAAGCGTTCGACCGAATCCCAGACCGCCGAATAGCGCGACCGGACCTTCGTCGGGCGCGGGCCGAGCCCCATGTGCTTGTGGGCATGGATGAGCACGGCGTCATAAGAGCGATTTCCGAAGAGGTGCATGAATTCCTTCATCGGCCGGTCGCTCATCCATGCCGCTCGGAGTTGCTGTTCTTCCTTCACAGTCCAGAACTGATAGGCGCGGCTCATGCTGCAGCCCTCCCCGCGCAGACCATCGCGTTGATGCCGGCCACGAGCACAGCAACCTCGGGAGAAGACGGCACGACGATGCGAGCAAAGGCGACGCTCTCGGGAACCGCCGCGGCGCGCGCTAGTTCGGACGATGGCGGGAAAGTCTTGCCCGACCATTTGTATGCCGCCGGAAGGCATCCGGCGCCGATGCGCACTTCCTTGCGCGACTGCTCGAGATAGCCTTGCTTGAACAACGCTCTGACGACGTTCTTCGTCGAGTCGCGGGTTTTTTCAATCTCGAGTGCGATCTCCGACACGGACGCCTCGCGGAGCGAGCGGACGGCCTCGAGCACAAGTCGCTGGTTCAGCGACACAGCCTTGTTCGTGAACTTGCGCGTCTTGATGATCTGCGCCCCATCCGCTACCTTGACTTTTGATTTCACTTCACGCCTCACGTAGTTCTCATTGCCGCGCATCACTTGACCTCCTTGATATTCAAACCACGCTCGGCCATTACGCGGCCTCTCTCTCGGTGTATTCACTTGCCCGCACCTCGACGCGCGGGATCTCCCCGTACTGCTTGCTCAGCGTGATCGACGTCACCCGCGCGTCGTCCACGTAGACGATTCCGTTCATCCCGTCCTTCAGCGCCTTCAAGACGTTGTCCGCGTCCGGCTTCTTCGTGGCTCCGATGAATCCACGGAGCGCCAGATCGCGGCGCTTCTTCGACCAACTCGCCGGCACTCCCACGAATATCTGGACGAGCAGCGATACAGGTCGCGTGAACGGCGCCGCACCGGCCATCGCCCTGTGGGCCTCCAGCTTCACGAGGTTTTCGTACCGTGCCGTCTTCTCCGGCGTGTATGTCGAAACAAGGTTGCCGCGGCGGGCGAACCGAGCACGCCCTTTCGGCACCGGGTCGCCCGGTATCGTGAATGCGACCGCGCTCATTCAAAGCCTCGGCTGCGGGACGTCTTGCCGGCGGTCGCGGTCGGCCACTGTCCGGTATGGCTCTCGAACTTCATGAACTCGCCGCGGTACGTGAGCGCGACGTCGCCGGTGCGGCCGTGTCGGAACTTGGCGAAGCGCAACTGCGCGAAGCCGAAGTACTGCTCGCCGCAGTCTGGGTTGGCGACTTCCTCGCGATGGATAAACAGCACCGCGTCGGCGTCCTGCTCGATCGATCCCGAATCGCGGAGATCCGAAAGCATCGGCAACTTGCTGCTGCGCTCTTCGACCTTTCGATTCAACTGGGCCAGCGCGATGATCGCGACGTTCAGTTCCTTGGCGAGCGCCTTCAGGCCGCGCGAAATGCCTTCGATCTCCGTGTTTCGGTTCGCGCCGTCGCCGGTCATCAGTTGCAGGTAGTCGACGATGATCACGTCGAGGCCAGATTTGCGCTTTACCAGCCGCGCCTTCGATCGCACATCCAGCAGACGCAGCGCAGCCTGGTCGTCGATGTACAGGTTCAGGTTCGTGATCTTCTGAGCGGCGACCGTCACCCGGTTCCAGAATTCGACGTCGTTCTCCGGCGCCTTCATCACGGTGTCGAGCGGAATGCGACCGAGCGCCGCGAGGTTTCTGTCGTGCAGTTCCGATTCCGGCATTTCCATCGACAGGAACAAGGCGCTATGGTCTTCGGCAATGTGCGAGGCGATGTTTAGTGCGAGAGCCGTCTTCCCCATGCCCGGGCGCGCGGCGAGGATCACCAGCCAGCCAGGACGCAAACCGCCGTTCAACTGCCGGTCGATGTCGTCGAGACCTGTCTTGATGACGCGGTCCGTGCCGGCAGACCGACGCTCAAGCGCGCTGATGTGCTCGGCGAGTCCCTGCGCGGCCAGCTTCGGCTCGCGCTTGATGGTCGCTTCGCCGAGTTGTTCGAGCTTCGCGGACGCCCGGTCGATCAGAACGCCAGCCGATTCGGGAGCGGCGCCGACCGAATCTTGAATCTCCGCCGCCACAGAGAGCAGCCCGCGCTTCTGCGCACGGTCGCGGACGATGCCGGCGTAACGCGCGATGTTCGCGGAGCTCGGAGTGCTCTGCGCGAGGTCGTTCAGATACTTCAGGCCGCCGACCGCTTCCGCCTTGCCTTTGGCCTGAAGGCGCTCGTAGACGGTGATGACGTCCGCGCCGACTCCGGCGATGACCATTTTCGTGATCTGCTCGAAGATCGTCCGGTGATCGCCCCGAAAGAAATGCTCAGCGCGCAGATCGCCGATCCGATCGATTGCATCGTTGTCGATCAGCAGCGCGCCGATCACCGATTGCTCGGACTCGACAGACTGCGGAATCGCTCGTTGAAGGTCGTTGGCGCTCATTGGCCGCTCCTCTTGTTGTGTTGGCCGCCCTTGACGTTGCTGAAGCCTTTCGGGCTGATCAACCAGTCGAACCCCGCCGACGGCGGAACATCGACGTTTTCACGCACCCAGGGGAAATACCGTTTCCAGAAATCGGCGTCGTCCGGGCGGTGCGCAACGAAAGCCCGGATGGCGCCAGCGCGCGCTTCTACGAAAACCGAGTCGTCGACATTGCCGGTCTGCTCCCCGAGCGCCTCGTTGTAGGCTCGGATCACGGCTCGTTCGGCATCGCTGTACTCGGTTTGCAGTTCGTCCATCCATCCACCGTCGTTCAGCCAGGTGGATGCGTGGGGGATGAACTGCGGCGTCTTCCACTGCTCCGAAGTCTTGGCCCGCTTCAGACCTGCCATCAGGTCGTTGAAAAGCTGCTCGTTCGGGTTCAGCTTGGCAAACGCCTTTTCTGCTCGCTTCTTCGATTTCTTCCTTGGGTACTCAGCCCAGAAAATATCGAAGCGATCGCGGAGCGAGCGCGAAAGGTTTTCTTTTGGAGTTGTCTTTTGGCTATTGTCTTTTGGAGTTGTCTTTTGTGGTTGTTGAATCGACAACCCTTCAGTTGTTGAATCGACAACCCCTTGAGTTGTTGAATCGACAACGGGAGGTTGTTGAATCGACAACCTCAGATGGTCTTCAACCTTCCATTGCCGGTAATGCTTGTTCAGGCTGAGGCAGTGGGCATACTGTCCGTCGACACGATTCAGGACGCGCAGATCGACCAACTGGGCTATCGTGCGGCTCAGGTTGCTCTTGTCGATGTTCGTCATCTTCTGGATCTGCGAAAGACCGATGTCGTCGCTGCGCTTGTTGTAGCCGTAGGTCTTCCGTACCACTGCCATGACGACCGCCATCTGCTGGCCGGTAAGGCGAGCAAAGAGGATCGCGTCGAGCAGTTCATTCGCTATGCGCGTGAACCCGTCTTCGGTCCGCGGGCCCGGCTGCTCAGGCAGGTGGATGACTTCGGCCATAGCCATCTCAGTTCATCGCCAGGGAAAGCGCTTCGTTCAGACGAGCGAGGCGATCAGAATTCAGCAGATCAATCTCGCGCTTCAGGTCGTTGCACAGCCAGACTCGCGCGGCGCGCTCTTCGCACGTCGTGATGAGGTGGCAAAGCTCATTGATCCGAGCAGCGCGGGCCGAGTCCAGATCGGGCGCGCTCACGCTGCACCGCCAAGCTTCACGCGGTACACGGCACCGCTGTCACGCAGGTCCACGTCTACCAGCCCGGCGCGGTTGAGCACCTTGACTTGCGAGCGGACGCCGGAAGCGGACAGGCCGCACTTGGCCGACAGGACGCGGATAGACGGGGAGCACTCACCGGTCGACTGCTGCGCGAAATCGGCGAGCGCGAGCAGGACGATCTTCGGTGCATGCGGCAGATCCTTCTGCCATGCGAGATTGACGAGGTGAAGGCTCACGCGACCTCCGGCAGGGCGAGAAGCTGCTGGCTGTTGTGCGTGGCCAGGTCCTTGCGCGAGCCCTTCACGACCAGCAGGCCGAGGTCGAGCAACTCACGGACGCGACCGCAAACGCTCGAAAGCTTCAGGTTCGTGCGGCCGGCGATGTCCTCGCGCGTCAGGCGCGTGCGGTTGTCGGCGAAGCAATCCAGCACCATCTGCTGCTTCGCGCCGAGCTGCTTCGTCGACATCGCGTGAAACGCGTTCGACTGCGTCGTGGCGACGCGCCGAATTGTCTGACTGGTTGATTGCTCTGTGTTCATCTGGGTTTATCCCGCAAGGTTTTTCTGTATGACGATCCGGCTTTAGAAGGGGCCTTCAGTCGCCCTCATCAGGGCCTATTCCTGCAACCATGACCATGCGTGCGCGATGTAACCTAGCTACATGCTCACGACCATAAACACGGATAAACAGAAGCTCGCGAACGAACTCGGAGAGGCCCATGCCGGCATCCGATGCCAGGCGGTCCAACTCGTCTTTCGTGTCTTCATCGACTCGCGCCTTCACCTCGGCCGTCAGTTTCCCCAGGGCGTTGCTGATGCGTCCTCGTGCCATTCCTTCACCTATTTGGTTGTCGTTCACTCGCGTGGCCTTTATCAGATGGCCGCTGTACGGCTCTATCTATTCGCACTACTAAACCGCCGGAGCGGGGAACTTCTTGTTCGGTTATTTGCGCTTCTTGCGGGTCGACTTTCCGACCGGCGGCTGGGTGTCGTCGGACGCGGCAACGCGATCCTCAACGTCAGCAAGCTCCGGCCAATGCCTTATCCAGTCCTCGATGAGGTCTTTCCGGGTAACCTGTCCGCTGGACTTTTGCTCAATCAACACGCAAAGATCAGATCTAAACCTTTGATTTTTGCTGATCGCCTTGCGCAAGTAGCCAATCGAAGTTCCGCAGGAGCGGGCAAATTCGGATTGCTCTCGCGGCGAGAGAGAGTTGAGGTATGACCGTAGCTTTTCCATGAAACCGATTATACCTATGGGTAAAATAATGTCAATACCTGTGGGGAATTTACCTGCGAGTAATTTCCGGGTCGAATATGGCCTTATGGATAAATACGAAAAAAGAAGGGTCAGGCTGGTAGAGGTGCGCGACCGGAACTTCCAGGGGTCGGCGTCCGATCTTGCGCGCGCGATCGGCAAAGAGCCGTCCTACGTCTCGCGGATGCTCTATCCCGCAGGTAAGGAGGGGAGGAAGCGGATCGGCGAGGACATGGTAGAGGTGATCGAGACGGCGCTCGGCTGGCCGAAGGGCTCGCTCGACTCAGACATACCTGTTGAACAATTGTCCAGAGGCAAAACCGCGAACAGGACGGAGAAGTTGCCGCTATTCGGGGAATCAATCGGTAAGCTGTCATCCGATGATAGTAAGCAAACGTTGTCTTCACGCGAGACGACAACACCAGCCACCCCGCTGCAATACGAAATAGATACGACGAAGTACCGGCGCATCTACGTCATAGGAAAATCGCCGGGGGGACTGCCCGCAATACTATGGAAGGATGGTGATACCCCCGTGGGCGCTACAAACGAATACGCAGAGCTTGCAAGCTCTGACCCGCGCGCTTTTATTTGCCCTGTTGTCGGCGATTCGATGTTTCCGCGCTTCATGCCGGGCGAATACGTCCTCGTCCAGCCGAGTCGGCCGCCAGAGATTGAGGATACGGTCCTTGTCCGGTTGGCGACCGGAGAGACGATGCTCAAGCGGCTCCTGTCTCGACGAGACCACCATATACGCCTCGGCGCCTGGAACGATCCGACCATCACCACCCATCGCGAAGACGAAGTCACCTGGTTGTACAGCGTCGCGCACGCCGTGCCCGCCTGGATGATCAAGCACATCGTGTAACATCTGTTTCTTCCGCGCCACAGAGGGCCCCGCATAAGTCGGGGCCTTTTTCTTTTGTGCGGTCGCTCGAAAAATATTTTACCCAAGGGTATTGACCTTCCTTTTACCCATAGGTACAGTACATCCATGCGCTGAACAAACAGCGCCGCGCCACACGGCGATGAAACCAAGGCCAAAGGGACCAAAAATGTTCACATTCTGGATCGAGTTCTATCGACTGCAACGCGTCGCGGCTTATAGCGCGGTGTCAGATAGCACCACATTCATGCGCTATGCCGACCACGGGCTCAATGGGACAGTCGTAATACCTCCGTTCGCAGGGTGCTGATCATGTCCACATCAATCACAGTTCTGTCGGGCGGGTATCTCGAAGTTATTTGCCTCGACCCGTGGCTTGCGCCGCTTCGTCGGCACTACCAGATCCGCCGCACGGTGGACTTCGGTTCGATCGTCTGGGGCTAATAGGAGCCTGCCATGCTTTACATCGCGATCGGGCTCGCCCCGTACCTTCTTCTCGACTGGATTCTTTTTGGATGGAGTGCCCATGCACCGCGCCCTCAACGATAACGACCTGCTGCACGCCTGCGATCGCACCTACGGAAAGGCCATTCTCGTGTCGGGACTCTCCGGCCTCGGAATTGGCTGCTTCTGGTTCCTCTGCGTCGCTTTCCGGGCCGGGGTGCTCTCATGA